TTCAGGGGGTGGGTAGTATGTGGGCCTAGGTAAGGGGGTGAAAGTCGCTTAGAATGGCTTAGGACAATGTTGGGGGTTATCGTCAGAGTGACGTTAAGTTAACAGCGTTAACTCCTTCTTAACACACACGCCTAGGATGTGCGTTTTACAATTACATACATACAATACATATATACATACTACATACATATATTACATTATTATAGGATTCTTCTTGTTTATATGCACTTTACATTACTATTATTTTTGGGTGCTACATACAGATTATGCACATGATTACATTGCTAGGTATGTAATTTACTTAGTGTGTAGGAAAAATTATGGGTTTTTACGCGAGGCGTTTTCGGCGGGTAGCTAGCTAGTTAGTTGCTTGTAGTTCGTTGCAGTTCGTTGCAGTTGATTAGGTAAGGTGAGGGCAAGTTGAGTGAGGTGAGGCGTAGTTAAGTTAGGTAAGCCTAAGTTAGGGAGAGGGTGATTAACTTAGGTATACCTAACTTTCGTTAGGTGTCCTATGGTTGGCCCGGGGTTGGTTTTTGTGTGGGGCAGGTCACGTTTTAGGGTTGGTCCGGGGTCTGGTTGGTGTATTGGGGTCTGGTTTGTAGGTTGGTAGGAATTAGGTGGTAGAGTGCTTGACAGTGCATGAATAAGTATGCAAAGCAATGAATAAAAAATCATATGCTTTTCAGAGGGAGAGAAGGAGGGGGTGTCATACCCCTTTGCGTATTCGGTGGGTAACGGGGGTTAAAGTGTGGTTCAGATCACACGCTATCTTGTTGACTTTAACCGTCTACCCTTCTATGCTTTAAGCATCAACACCAAACGCAAAGGAGAAACCGTGGACGACCTACTGAACACTAAGTTTTGCATCTCAACAGGCCATTGGATTACTTACGAGTGCCTGCTTGATACCGGCACTGTCGTACGCTTGCGAAAGCCCACCAACCAAGTATGGATGCTCAAGCACGACAAGCAGTGGGTGAACTGCAATGGTGAAAGCATCACAATCGAAGATATGCAATGCAACGCATTGAACAACCCAACCAGGTTGTCGAAGTTATCTACAACCCTCACGTCTAACGCAAAGGACATTCAGAAGATGATTGACGATGCTGTCGAAGAGTTCCGTAAGAAGCTCGAAAAGGGGTTTACTGAGCTGACAGGCACACAGTTTGAGTGCATCGACAACAATGGTGAACTGTTTATTGCGGATGCTAAAGAGCTTATTACCGAAACACTTATCACCGTTGACGGGTGGGAGGTGTTTCGTATCCTAGAGGCTTTCGATCAGAAGCCGTGGATTACGTACGTTGGAGAGGAATACACTCACTCGGAGTTCGCTAAGCTTATGCGCGAGCAGTTTGTCAAGCCGAAGATCATCCACGTGGGGGTGTGACGTAGATGATACCTGGGGTTATTTACTGTTTCCTGGCTCTTCTGTGGGCCGGTACAGGGTTTATACTCGGCTACTGTCGTCATGATTGCCGAGACATCCTCAGTAGGCCCGTGTCGTTACTGCTGGGACTCGCTACCTTTTGCGCGCTAGTTGAGTGCGTCTTGCTCATGGGTATCGGTGTCGCAATGATCGCGGGGTACCACTAATGGGTACTCTACGTAATCTGAGTAGTGGTGCCTGCATCCGTGTCGAACGGCTACACAAGTCATTTTTCCTCATCCTTGGTGAGCTGACGTACTACTGGCTGGACAATAAGGGCAATTACTACAGTGAAGACGCTATGGAACAATTGTGTCGAGAACTTGACTATGAGGTCGTAGACTTCGGACACCGCGTCTTTTATACAACAACAAACTTTAGGAGGTTTTAACCCTGAACATTGAAGAAACGCTCGTCAAGTGGGGCGAACTGCACGATAAGTACGAAGCAGCTTATCAAGCGTACAGGACGCTTGAAGTAGAGATGTGGACTGTTCTCTACGACAACGAGGAACCATTCGAGCTGATGTATCTCAATGGTGAACCTTCTGGAATCAAGATTAAGACACCAGATGACGTGGCAGGCATTATTACAGGGTGTGTGATTGCTATTGGTGGTGCAGAGTGGTTCCGCGCTGATGGTTACTGGCTGAGCTGCTACGACACCAAGAAGGACGATCACGAGATGTTTGTACGCATCATGCGTAACCGTGACCATGTCCACTTGATTCACAAGTCTTACTGACATGAATAAGCTAACAAGACACGAGTGGGACTTTGAGTTCTCACCTTGGGGTATCCAAAGATTGCTCTACGATTTGCCTCTGAATCAAGGTATTGCAGTTTATCAAAAGCTGAGAGAGGCTTGGAACGAGTCGGAGCCGTTTGAGGTAGAAGTCGAAATACCCCTAAAAGAGCACCCCCATACCCATGTTCTAACCGTCGCGGTTGACCCCACTACTCAACAGGTTACTATTGAAAGGAGAATTGGTAATGAGCGTTTTGCATCTTGTCCTGACTGTCGTCTGGGCCGGTGTTAGTGTTGCTTTCGCATTACTTGCACGGTTCAAGCATAAGTTGGATATGGGCATAAGAATCTGGCCCGATGTTTTGGCCTCTGTTTCCGCGTTTATCGTCTTTATTACTTATGTGGTGTGCTGGGTGATCGGAGCATGAGACACCTTATTGAATTGGCCGCTTATTTCTTCCGTAGAGGCGAGTTTGTCCTCGGCAACGATGTGCTGAAGGATGAGTACGGTGTCGAGTACAACCGTCCAGGCCAGGTAGAGTACTTAGCAATCTACAGAGACAACCCGGATGCGCGGGCTATCAACGAGTCGTTGAAGTGTATTGCGGAGATGTACGGTTGCCTGACGTGCCTAGCATCTGATGCATACATAGGCCAGCTCACTATTGTTGGTGAAGAAGACTCGATCAGTCTTCTAAAGCACGTGTGGAGGGTTGGCCTCTCAGATGAGTATGGCTACGATGCCAAGCTGAAGAAACGTGTGTTGGATGCCAATATTCAGGGAGCTGTCGAGTACAGGAAGTGGGCCGATGACTACATCTTAGGGTTCTTTGAGGGTGCTGTTGGCAATCCTGATGCAGAGCATCTTCCAGGGTTTAGTAAGCATCCACGTATTCTCGGTATGCTCGATGGTTTTGACAGCATAAACCATTATGAAAGAAAGGACACAAAATGCTAGTGACAGTTGATACTGAACATATTGATCTGGTTCATAACAAGGAGGTGCTTGAGGCTGCTCTTGATGAACTTCCTGCCGGTTGGATTGTCGATCTTGAGTTTTTCGAGGAAGGCACATTCAGCTTTGTAAAGACACATAACGCATGTTTTGTGCCTTCAGACAATGACTTTCCATTGGAAAATAGTGCTTATTTTATCCACACTATCCAAGGTGATAACCACTTGAAGAAGGAGGCAATGTCTGTCGCTTTCCGACAGCCGGATATCAACGACATTGCCGAGCGACACAACGCTGCGCTGCAAAAGTGCCGGGATGCTATCAACGGTGAGACGGTTCTGGACGGACGGTTTATCAAGTACCGTAACTTCTTCCTTGATACGGAGAATGACCTCAAGCCTATTGGTTTGCTGGCTGTTGCGAACAACATCTTCTTGAAGGAATATCAAGACGATCACAGTTTTATGAGCTTGTTTACAAAGAAGGGAGAGGACAAGGAATGAACATTACTATTGACGTAGATAAGGTTAACTTGGCAGAGAACCGTGATTTGCTGGCTCAATGCTTGAAGGATGCCCCTTACCTCTCGATGTTTGATATTGAGTTTGAGGATGGTAAGACAGATAGGTTCCTGAAGATGGACAAAGGTGAGTTCTTACTTTCGGGTGAGATGCTTCTTAGGTATTCCACAAAAGATTTATACAGGTTAGTTGATAATAGCAGACCTGATTATATAAAGGTTGTATCTGTTTACCTGAGTAACCCTGTTCAGAGTGATTTGGCAAAGAAGCATGAAAAACTGCTTTATAACCTGACTCAGCATTACGAAGGGGATATTGTTGGTGGACGCTTTGTTTCACCAAATAATCCTGGCTATACGCAAGACGTATATTTCCTTGATGCTCATAACGACTTTGCTCCTGTTTCGCGGTTGCAGGTTATACTGACACTGCTAGGTGATAGGGTTTACAAAGATTTTAAGAAGGAGAACAAGAAATGAACAAGAAGATTTTTGCGCCCGTCGTCGCTGTTACTTGTTGACAGGTGTGGCAGAGTGGATTAGTCTAAATACATCAGCAGCGAAGAAATGAGAAACAAATGGATAAGGGTGAGCTTGCAATTATTTATGAGCTTAGCGCTCTTGCACATATGCGGTGGAGAAAGAGCTGTGAGCAGCAATATCCAGATGAGCCGCCTAGACCTGATTTGGGTTGGCATAAGATGGTGACTCTTATTGATACTCTGGTCGCCTTAAAGGAAAGTGAAGGGGCTATGTAATGGCAACATTTGGACATTCTCTGCTTCAAGAGATTTTTAATATCGCAACCAGTGAATACAGCAATAACCCATCTAATATGAGCTGGTTCACTGTAAAGGGATACGCTGAGGCGTTACTTTCATTGGAGGTAGACTAATGATTACTGGACTTGAGGCTACTGTGTTTGATACAGACGAGCCGCCTTTTGTGAGCATCAGCGCTGACGTGATGCTCGACGGTGACGAACACTGCGTCAACATTTACTGGTACCCAGAAACAGACGAAGTGTTTGTTGAGAGGCAGGACTGATACGAGCACGAACTACTAAAGACTGCTACTGCTATACCTGTGATAGGGAGTTTAACTATCTTGGTATTGCGAGCCACAGGGCTTCACATCGACGTAAGCGAGAAGATTGCGTCATTGAGTTTACGTACGGGAATATTGGGAGTTGGAAATATTCTGAATTAGAAGAAGGAGAGTGGTTATGAACAGCGGTGAGCTGCAATTCGTAAAGGCTATTTACTCGGTTGCTAAGAAGTGCTACAACGATAGTATTGAACCTCTGCACCCTTGCGAGCGCCCCGGAGAAAGAGAAGATAAGGACTGGTTCAAGGTGAAGTCCTACGCTGAAGCACTGATCGAACTTGCAAAGGAGAACGATAATGACTAACAATGAGTTTACTAAGCTCTACAACGAAACGCAGACGAGCTACATGAAGCTGCGCAATATGCCTATTACCAAGCTGAAGGTGTGGTTCGTAGAGGCAAACGGACTAGGTAATGTCGGGGATGTCGAATCATGTGTGGACTTCGCGGCTATCACAGACCGAGGCAGTGTCGTTATCTCGGGTACTCTTGGCCCATTTCTGAAGGTCAATGACGGTTACTGGGTTCGTACTGCCCCAGCAGTCCCTAAGAAGCTGTGGAGCGATCTCGACCTTGTTAATCAACTCATCTGTGAGTACGAGGATAACGACTATATCGCTACTGTCATCGACCCTGGGTTGGAATGATGCAGTTCGAGTCAATCAAGTCCCCTACTGATCTTGAGAACTACCCCCTTGGTACTGTTCTCGGCGGGTCGTTGGAAACCTACGTACGTACTTCAAGTGGTTGGTGTGCGTGTACCTTGGAAGAGTTCTACACGAGCACTCAGCTTTTCGGGTTCCTGCCTGTCGGCATGATGACAGGTAGCCGTCGTGTGGCCGTGTACTACAAGCCGTGACACGCATCACTTAGTATGGAGTTGACAGCTTAGAAACGGTGACTCTATACTAAACCCATCACAACTGAATAGCCCCTAGGGATTGTTATTCAACTACAACAGTCGCTTCGCCAACCTAGAGGCACACCCCTTGTGGCGGAACAGGCAGACGCGCTCGGCTCAAAACCGGGTTCCGAAAGGAGTGTGAGTTCGATTCTCACCGAGGGGACCACCAAGCACCGGACGATGCTGGATGATTAGGCCATAGCCGCCTGCCGCTCTGATCAAGCGGACGTGCCGGTTGCCGTGACGGGGGTCACGTGCAGGGTAGCACCCTAGGGCTGACAATTTTTGTGTGATGGTTTTTGTTTCGTCAGTCAACAGCACCCCTTCTAACGGAATGTAGCGCAGTGGTAGCGCACCTGGTTTGGGGCCAGGGGGCCGTGAGTTCGAGTCTCACCATTCCGACGGGCAGTATTGCCTATCGTCACATGCTTGGTACGTGACATCTAGTTGCCAGGAGTCCTCCGGAACTTCCTGGCTTTATCCCAGATAGTGTAATGGCAGCACGGCAGGTTTTGGCCCTGTCGGACTAGGTTCGAGTCCTAGTCTGGGAGCGCTTGACGATGAGGTTTGCTCGATAGCACAAAGTGTCATGACCAAGACACCCTCATCGAATGGCTGGGCCACACTGGTCATGTGGCAAGTTGCTTAGTGTTAGGGGTTCAGCACACTGAGTAAGACTCAGAGGGACAGGTTCGAGTCCTGTAGCAGCACGACAGAAAGGAGAAACAAAAATGAAGCTACGACTTACTAACTTCGACTCAAACACTTACGAAGACATTGACGGTTCGTGCGATATGTGTATGTATACAGGTATGCTCGACCACCCTGAGTACACCTTTACCACCAGTTTCGGTGAAAGCTATACTATCGAGGGCTGATGGTCCGACTGGGGGCACCTTACGACCATTGACATCAATCTTCCTGTGTTCACTACTTGGTTGCATGAAGCTGAGTTCAAGGAACCAACAGAGCTTATTGAAGAAAATGAGGAATACACTTGGCTTTCGGATAAGCGCTTCTGGGATGAGTTTCTACTGGATGTCCTTAAGGCAGCTCAGTGGTGCAGCAATGAGGAAGAACTCAATGAAGAACTCGACTAGGCACTGAAGTGGGGAAACAAAATGTTGACTGATGAACAGTTTGACGAACTTGCGGATAAGCTGCTGAAGAAGATCACCACTCAGCTAGGTGTCGATCTTGAGGAAGAAAAACCTAAGTCTGACACTATTGTCTGGGACAAAGACAGTACAGAATACGATCTCGAACAATGTGCTATCGGACCTTGCGTAGTCGCAGTCGAAGGTGCCTACTAACTCTATGTTGAGTTAGGTATCCCAGGTAATACTGATTACGAGGAATACTGGATGAGCACTTGGGGTGATAAGTTCAGCACGAGGGAACTAGCAAGTATCCTTACGGAACTTGGTGGAGACTTCGATGTCATCCAGGACTGATACACTGTCCTCGTAACAACAACGACAACCAAGGAGTAACCATGAGCATTGTCGATCTCGCAGTCAAGCTGGGCAAGGCTTTCGAGGGTGCGTACTCGTCCGTCGTCAAGAATGACGAGATGAAGACGACCATTACACAGGAGGCCCGTACGGGTGTCTACACGATCACCACCCAGGACGCTGAGCTGATTGCTCTTCTCGACCAGGGCATTGTCGAGAAGCAGGCGATTACGATGGTGAAGCCACACACCTATGGTGTCGTGTCTCCTGGTGTCTACACCGTTCCGGGGCATAAGATGCAGGAGATTCTTGAGAATCGTCCGATGGATTATCTGTGATTGACGGCCTGAGACAGCGCGCCTCTGATCTCAGGATTAAGTGCCTGAAGGGTTCGTCCTTTCGGGTACTGGCCTTTCACGCGGGTTCAAAATGCGTGAGGACTCATCCCCCTATCAACTAACACTCGGTAGGGGGATGTTACTATGTGTGGGTAGAGTCACACATTCATTAGTTGTAATCAGCATGGTCTGTCAGCTACACTAAATGTTGTCAGACAGGACAACAACGAAAGGACCAATCAACATGAAGAAGTTTCTTGCGACGACAGGTGTCGCACTCCTGATGCTCACCCCGGCAGCTGCATACGCTGCTGACAACACCCCTGAGATCAAGGCCGAGGTCACGAAGGCCACGTCCTCTTCTCGACAGACCTCTTCCGAGGTCAACGTCGGTGGCACCTGGGCCGTGGAGAAGCTGGCTGTCGGCCAGCAGTTCACTGTCTCAACGGTGTCGAACGAGGGCAAGGCTCCGTTCACGTGGGCGGCATCTTTCCCCTTTACGTTGGACGACGGCACCAAGATTGGTGAGTGTTCTGCCAACGAGGCGACGCTGACCTGCACGGTCAAGGAAGTGCCTGAGTCCTACAAGGACAAGACGAATGTTACTGGCACTTGGTGGGCACGTGCTCGCCTTCAGGGCGGCGCGATTGGCACCACTGAGGGTACGATCACGCTGAACGGTAAGGCTGTGAAGACCCTTGTCTGGGGCGACAAGAACGGTGAGGGAGTCTGCACCAACGACTGTGGTTCCTCGGCGCACTACGAGTACGCAAACCCAGAGAACGTGAAGTTCGGCTGGTCTAATGCAGACGGCACGATCTCGTGGGGCATCAAGTGGATTGCCAATGGCGGTGTCGAATACACTGTTAAGGACTTTGACGCGAAGCTGGGTACGACTGTGAAGTGCGCGAAGTCCGACACGTGGAATCCAGATACGACCGAGGTCATCACTGCCACCCAGGTGGACCCGAACACGATCAAGTTCACTGCCCCTGAAGGCTCCAAGACGTGTGTGACGTACCCGCCTGAGCATACTGTCGTTGCCGAAGGTCGGACCTCTGCGACCAACCATGCCGAGGTGAACGGTTTGAAGCTCGAAGCTACGGCGACGGTTAAGAGCAATGGGGGTACGGATGGTGATGGTTCTGTGAAGCCTGCGCCGGAGCCTTCTACACCTGCCCCAGCACCGGAGCCGAGTGTTACTCCTGCCCCGCAGCCTACGCCTTCTGTGAAGCCGACTCCTGCGCCCTCTGAAGAGCCTACACCCACTCCTTCCGAGAAGCCTACCCCTGCTCCTGCACCATCTGAGAAGCCTTCTCCGGCACCTAGCCCTTCGGATGAGCCGCAGTCTGCGACCCCTACGCCTCAGCCGCCTGCCCCGGCTGTCGTACCAGAACAGGCCAAGCTCGCTAAGACGGGTGCTGCATCTGAGGCTATCGTGATTGCACTTATTGCAATCGGTGGTGGTGCCTTGGCCTGCTACCTCGCCTGGCGTGCCGGTCGATTTGGCAACGACCATATCTGAGTGATACACTGGGGGCCTCCTTCCTAACAGGGCAGAGCGCCAGTGCTGTTTAGTGCTGGCGCTCTGTCTTACCCAAAACACAGTGTGGCACAGGTCACACCAGTTTCGCTTGTACCCTGCACTAACACGTACTAATATTGACTGCGTAGAAAGGAGGGACAATGACAGACCCAAGTAAGGTTGTGGAAACGTGGCTCAAGAAAGTTGGCCGCACTAGCTTTAGTTACTCCGATAGAGTCATTCACCAACCGGAAAGCGTCAAAAAGTTCAACCCGGTTAAGTTAGACTCGACAGTAGAAAAGCTCATCGACAGCATCTACAAGTGGTGGTACGGCGAGACTAAGACAAAGCCGCGATTCAATGATGTCGTTATCTGCCTGAGCCAGTACGTGAGTCGGAACAACAATCTAGCAAACAAGCTCGTTCCGCATGTACCAGACCTTAAAGACTTAAACTATATCTGGGACAAAGACTCTCGTATCAGTGTTACAAGTGGCGACCCAGACACATACATGGGAATCAGCCGACAACACATCAACAAGTGGTGTGAGCACTACAGCGCCCTAGAAACAGACTTCGGCCAACTAGCAGACGAAGTTATCACAGACTGCATTGCAGCGCCAAGCACACTGAAGTTTGCTAAAGCCGCTGCACTCATGGTTGTACTCAACGAAAGGAGAACTAATGAGACCAGTACGACAGCACCATAACGATGCTGGTTTCGACCTGTCTACGAAGATGCCGGTGATTATCTATCCCGGTGAAGTTATCCTCGTGCAGACAGGTTACTACCCCGCTAAGTTCGACATTCCTGACGGCTCTGTCGGACTCGTCTTTGCCCGCTCTTCCTTGAGCAAGAAGGGCCTTCTACTCGCTAACGGTGTTGGTGTCATCGACGCTGGCTACGAGGGTGAAGTCCTCGTGCCATTGTGGAACATGAGCAAGGACACCCCTGTCGTTCTCGAAGAACATGAAAGGGTCGCTCAAATTGTCATTGTCAAGCTAGAGGGCACATCCGCTCTCTACGCACAGCCACCTGTCCAAGCCGGTGAGCGTGGTCAAGGTGGTTTTGGTTCGACTGGAAGGTCTATCTGAGAATGAACATCAACGTCTACTCCAAGCCCAATTGCCCGCAGTGTACGGCGACGTACCGCAAGCTGAAGGCGCTTGGACTGCCGTTCAATAGCACCGACGTAACGGAAGACGCAGATGCGCTGGCATTTATCCGCGCACTTGGTTATCAGCAAGCACCTGTCGTCGTTGTGCGTGAAGGTGCGCAAATTAAGGAACACTGGTCTGGGTTCCGACCGGACCTCTTGAAGAAGTATGAGGTGAAAAATGACTAAAATTACTGACCCTGTGAAGCTCGAAGAGGCTCGCGCCCGTATGGCTAAGGCCCGTGCCACCCGGATGGGCGGCAAATACCCACAGGATGTAGAAACCCGTGTTGCCTTCGTTCGGGAACTCGTGATTAAGCAGTTCAAGGATGCGGGCCTGTCGGTCATGAAAGATGGAGAACTTATCGGTGGGCCTTCCGCACGCTATTACCACACTAAGTTGGTGAACGGGAGCCTGACGATCAAGGACATGATCTTGCTCGGTGACTACATGCCGGTTGACTGGACTCTCATCTTCAGGTCTGTTCGACAGCCAAAGGATGTTCTGCGTCCATCTGATGCTGAGGCAGCACCTATTAATATGGAGTTTGCTGAGCCTGGCGATAACCCGTTTGCTGATTACTTTACTGATGTGGATGGTATGTGATGGAAGAAATTAGCTTGCGTGATTTCGGTAAGAGTCTGAGGAAAGAGATTCCAAGTATTGGCTCTACGAAGGTCATTAGGTTTCTGCGCCGTAAAGGATACCTGAAGAAGGGTCGGCATATTAGCGAGCCTACGGAAAAGGCCAAAGGACTGCTTGGTATCTGGCGTGTCTATAAGAACGGTAGAAACTCGCATCCCCAGGTGTATGTCACGAAAGAGGGTATCCAGGTGTTCACTGATATGATTATCTCCGAGTATGAGGACTTCGGTCCTTGGGAGATTAGGAGAAGTTATAGTGACTGACTGGCATAATCTGATCGCTGACTACAGCCCGTGGTGCGATAACTACGATGAGGGCCGTAGTCGAGCACTTGACCGTGTTATCGTCCACCACAACGCTGGCAAGGCTATGTCGCATGGTGGTGTCCTTGCAGCGTTTAACCATAATGGCACGTCTGCGCACTACAATGTGGACATTGACGGCAGCACCGCACAGTTCGTCCACGACAAGGACACGGCCTGGCACTGCCCCGGCGTTAACTCGTGTTCGATTGGCATTGAGCACGCTAACTCCACTGGTGCTGAGGGTGGTTGGGACATTGGTGAAGCGACGCTTGATGCCGGTGCGCACCTGACTGCGGCCCTGTGTCGTGCGTATGGTCTTGGTCGTCCGCAGTGGCGTGTCAACGTGTTCCCCCACTCGGACTTCTATTCGACTGCCTGCCCCGCGTCTCTGCGGGATAAGTACGCTGGTGAATACATGGAGAAGGCTCAGGCGTACTATGACAACCTTGATGCTGAGATCACTCAGTCTGAGGGCTGGGTGTCGCAGGATGGTGGCTGGTGGTACCGCACCTCGGATGGTAGCTGGGAGACCGGCTGGTTCCCTGTGAACGATAAGTGGTTCTATGCCAACGAGAAGGGTTGGTTGCAGGCTGGTTGGCAGCATATCGACGGCCACTGGTACTTCCTGCACGATATGCACGATTCGCGCTACGGCGAGATGGAGACTGGCTGGCAGAAGATCGGTGAAAACTGGTTCCTCCTGAACGACAAGGGCCAGATGCAGACCGGCTGGCAGCTCGTCAAGGGCAAGTGGTACTTCCTTGAGGAAAACGGTGCTATGCGTACCGGGTGGCTGTCGTACAAGGGCAGTGATTACTTCCTCACTAAGGACGGCTCTATGGCTGTCGGCCTCGCTCAGACGCGCCTTGATGGTGCGTGCTCGATTTTCGGTGAGGACGGTAAGCTGCTTGTCGGTAAGCTGGTTGTCGAACAGGACGCTGACGGCATCGTGAAGCTGGTAGAATCTAAGTAACTTCGATTTAGGAGGAACTTTCATGGCTAATGAAGTCTTGACCACTGACCGTACTAAGTGGTACTTGTTGACCCCGGAGCGTCGCAAGGCACTGTACGCAGTGTTTGCGGCTATCGGAATGGTTGGTGTCGCTTACGGCGGTTGGACTGCTGAGAACTGGGAGCAGTGGTCTCAGGTGATCGAACGAGTCCTTTCTGTGATCGGTTTCCTTATCGCAACTGTTCACACTGGCGGTGTCTATACGGCACCTTCGTATGGCACTCCTGACGCTGAGTGACATAACAATTGAAAACCCCCCTTGCTGGTGTCAGTGAGGGGGTTTTCGCTATAATGGCCTCATGAAGAAGCTACTTGGTACTATGACTGAACCCCGGTCAGTGACGGCGGTGATGGTAGTTATTTACACTGCTATCTCGCTTACTGGCCTTGGGTTCCTGACAAGCTATGATTCCTTGCCGTGGGTGATTATCCTCGCCGCGTTGCTGATGCTGGTTTCTGGTGTTTTGGGTGCGCCTTCAGCGTGGTTGGGTTCTTGGTGGCTTGAAGGCCCTGCTGCACTTGTCGCCGTGCTCGGAATTATGCTGGTTTCGATTAACGAACTTGTGCTGACCACGGCACATGTGCGTTGGCCACTCCATGTTATTATTTTGTCAGTAATCATTGGATTGTTTTTCTTTGCGCGTGCTCTGCGTGTGTGGCCTTACTCGTATCGCCCCGGAGTTCTGCCGAAGAGCAAGCTGGAAGAGGCTGAAGAACGGTACAATAAGACAAGGGAAGAATACTTGTCAACCGTTAGTGAGTAACAAGGAGTTAGCGTATGAACACGGCATTGGTGGGCCTCGTTTGCTCTGCCGTAACCCTTGTTATCAAGGCTATTGTTGATTTGTGCATTGATCGTTACAAGAAGGCTCAAGAGATTCAAGAAGCCCGTGATGATCTTGAAGCTGATTTGCGTACGCAAGCGTTCCTGTGGAAGGAACACGCTTATGCGGTGCGTGTTGCGGCTGTTCAGGCCGGTGTGAAGGTAGAAGACTTGCCTTCCGTTCCAAAGGAGGACTAATGCTCATTGCCTGGTTTTTGGTTGGTCTCGCTGCTGGCTTGATCGCCGGTGTTGTGGGTACTTACATGTACTTGGATAAGAAGTTTCAGAAGTCAGTGGAAGAGGTGCTAAATGAGTTCTCAGAACGACTCGCGCAGTTTGCTGACGAGTGATGACCCAGAGCTGCGGGGCAAGCGCGACATGGCTTTGTCGCTGCTGAAGCGTGGCACGGAGCGTAACAAGATCATCTCTGCGACAGGCTTCACATCTGAAGAGCTGTTCGTCATTGAGCAGTCATATTATGACAGCCGACAGGAATTGTCGCCTCGCAATATGCGCATCAAGCAGCTTGATCGTCTTGATGCGCTCGTTGACATGGCCTACAGCCAGATCGAGATGTTCGGTCTTGCTGACGAGAAGGGTAACTGGGGGCAGAATCTTCAGGCTGTTCTTGCTGTTCTTCGTGAAATCTCCGAGGTTGCAAACCTGAAGCGTCAGACGGTGACTCATGAGATTCGTGTGATCGAAGAGAAGCAAGTGAACATCATGCTGTCGTTCACTAATCAGGTGTTAGAAGAGTACACGGCTCTCATGTACCCGCACCTGTCGGCTGGGGCTAAGAAGGCTTTGGAGACGAACAAGGCTGACTGGTTCTCTCAGGCTGTGTCGAAACCGGCTGCGCTGCTTGAGGCGACTGTGGAAGTTGAGGGTGACTGATGCTGCCTTTCGGTGCTGTCGCTAAGAAGTTTTCTGATGCTCAGCGTCTTGAAGTGTGGCGTAACAACCCTGCTAAGTGGGCTGAAGACCACGGCCTGTTCATGTGGTCGAAGCAGCGTGAAGTTTCACAGTCTGTTGTTGAACATCAGAAAACCCTTGTGGTTACTGGCAATGGTGTGGGCAAGGCGACGCGTGTCACAGAGCCGTTGCCTACACCTACTGGCTGGACGACAATGGGAGACTTGCGCGTTGGTGACTATGTTCTTGACGAACATGGTAAGCCTACGAAGGTTGTTGCTAAGTCACCTGTTTGGAACATCCCACTGGTCAAGGTGGTGTTCAATGATGGTGCTGAGGTTATTTGCCCGGAGGCCCATGAATGGGTGACACTTAACTTCAACGAGGCTAAGAAGGCACGCAAAAAGATTGATGGGGACTGGCGTAATGGCTGGTCTTATGGTCGTACCCGTGAGACGCGCGAGATCATGTCGTCGCTGCGCCACGGTAACCAGAACCAGGCTAACCACTACGTGCCGATTAACGCGCCCATTATCGGACAAGAAGCTGATCTGCTGATTGACCCTTATGTGCTTGGTGTGTGGCTTGGTGATGGTAGCTCTGGTAAGCCTGAGATTACTATTGGTGAACGAAAGTCTCACATCCCGGAAGAGTTTTCTCTTCGTGGTGTAACGCTGACTGCGTATAAGCATCACCCTGATAAGGCACCGTTGTATGGCTTTACTCACCAAGGTTACAAGGCTAAGCTGCGTGAACTTGGTGTGCTGAACAACAAGCACATCCCACAGCTGTATCTGCGCGCATCTATCGAGCAACGCCTTGATCTGCTGCGTGGCCTCATGGACACTGACGGTTTCAACTCTGCCTCAAAGACTGGAACTGCTGTCGGTGTTGACTTCATGAACGAGCAGTTGGCACTTGGTGTTGTCGAGCTGATTCGTTCCCTTGGTGTGCGCTGCTCTGTCTCCAAGGAGCGGACGTACCTGAATTGTGAAGATGCTGGTCCTCGCTGGCGCATGGTGTTCAACCCTACGTTCGACCCGTTCACGCCTGGTTCTTTGAAGAGCCTTGAGCGCCCAGAACAGGACGCTCAGGCTTCGCGTAAGACCGTTCGTACCATTGTCGATGTCGTGCCGGTGCCGACTGAGCCAACACAGTGCATTGAGGTCGATTCACCTTCGCACATGTATCTCGTGGGTGAGCACATGGTGCCGACACACAACTCACGTTTGTCAGCTACCCTTGTCAACTGGTGGGTAGACACTCATCCTGTCGATGACACGACAGTAGTCACGACGGCGACGAACTGGAAACAGGTCCGCAACGTCCTGTGGAAAGAAATACCTCGTGTCAAGGCTGATGCTGGCATCGGTGGCAAGGTTAACGCCGACGCAACGTGGAAGATGGGAGATCGACAAGACCCTATCGCCTTTGGTATGAAGCCTGACGATAAGGACGAGTCTGGTTTCCAGGGTGTCCACGACCAGTACGTCCTAGTAATTATGGATGAGGCTGGTGGTATCTCCAAGGAAATCTTCACCGCTGCTGACGCTATCACGACCAACAAGTTTGCCCGCATCCTGGCTATCGCTAACCCTAACGACCCCTCATGCTACATGGCCGAGGTGTTCAAGAGGGAAATGCGCTTGAAGCCGGAAGAGCGCTCATGGAACATTATCCAATTCGGTGCATACGACACACCTAACTTCACTGGTGAAGTCGTACCTGTCGAAGTTGCGACTCGTCTCGTGCAGGTTGACTGGGTTGAGGCGCGTAAGAAGGAATGGGGCGAGGATGACCCCCGTTTCGTTGCACGTGTCCTTGGTGAGTTCCCAGACGTGTCTGACGACGGCCTGTTCAACATGGGCCGCGTCATGCAGTCGATGGAGGCTTACGACACTTCTGAACCTGACGAGGGTATGCCGATTGTTCTCGGTGTTGACGTTGCCCGTTATGGGTCCGACAGCTCAGTGATTGTGTCGAACCAGGGCGGCTACATCAAGATTCATGGGCGTTACCAAGGCTTGAACGGCCCTGAGCTTGCTCGTAAGGTTGGTGAGCTAGCAGTCGAACTCGGGGCTGTCGAGATTCGTATTGACGCGATTGGTGTCGGCGCATCCGTTCTCGATAGTATCTACAATTTCGTGCCCGCCGACATTTCTGTCATTGGTATTCACGGTAATGCGAAGTCTGGGGATAGCACGAAATGGTACAACTATCGTGCTGCTATGTACGATCAGTTCGCTAAGGCTGTCGCTGATGGTCGTGTCTTCCTGCCCGATGACGATGAGCTACATAACGAGATTGCTTCGATTAAGTACGAGTATCGCGGGTCGGCAATACTTATCGAGTCGAAGGAGAATATGCGTAAGCGTGGCATTAAGTCACCTGACGTTCTTGATGCTGTCATTTATGCGTACCAGAATATCGGAGCCATTATGGCCGGTGACTCAGAAGGTCAGTATTATTCGCCGGATGATCTGCTCGAAGAAGATGACCTCTTGGACTTCATGTTCGAGGAAGAGTTGTCTGTATTTCTAGCGTGATAGGATAATTTACATGAAGTATGAGCAGACATTTCAAGAAGCGCTAGGGTCTTTTTCTGATACCCTAGCGCGTCTCAAGCGAGAAGATGCGGGCTGGTTGCCTTTGTCTGCTGTCGAAGGCCCTGATTCTCTGATTACTCTTGATGTGATTAGGGACCATTCGGCGCGTGCGCGCCGTTTGGCTACTCTTAACCCTATTGTGAAGCGTGGCTTGGTTGTACGTAACGCTTACATGTGGGGCGACCCTGTTGTCTACAAGGGTTCTACTGGACCCTCCCGTAAGGTAATCGAGGAAAACGCGAAGGCTTGTTTCAGTGTGCAGGCGCGTGTTCGTGATGAGCAGTCTTTCAACACTGACGGTTGCGTCATTTATCTTGTGGATAAGGCGACAAAGACTGTTACACCTGTTCCGTTGATGCGCCTTGCTGGTGTGGCTACTGATGATGCGACAGGTGATGTCGTTGCGCTCCTGATCAACCCTGTCGTAAGTGGTGAGCCTCAGTGGTACATGCTGTGGGACCGAGTGGGCGTGAAGATCACCAAGACTAACTACAAGGTGAACAAGCGCTTGACGGCTGTGTATGCGACCGTGAATCGCCTTGCTGCTGAACAGTACGGTAAGCCTGATCTCATGAGTGCTATGTCGTATGCACAAAAGTACAAGGAGCATCTTGAGGTCGCACACCTCATGGAGAAGTCTCTCGCTAAGCTGGCCTTCAAGGCAACGAGCGTTAATTCTAAGCAGCAACAGGCCGTTCAGCAGCGTATGGCTGGTCCCGGTGTCGGTGGCACTGCGAACATTGGTGCTGGGCAGGATATTCAGGCAATTAACAAGGCTGGCGCTGGGATTGATTTCTCGGCTGGTACGCCTCTTGCGTCTATGGTGTCGGCTGCGCTCGACATCCCCCTGTCGGTGTTGTTGACGGATGGTTCTGCGGGCGGTCGCCAGGGTGCTGAGACTGCGCTTGAAGACCCGACGTTTAAGGCGTTGGAGCTGCGCCGTCAACTCCATATCGACATGCTGAATGAGATTGCTGCGGCTCTAGGTATTAAGGTGCAGATCGAGTACGGTTCGATCAATAATGATCAGACGCACCGCCGTATTCAGTCTTTGACGTTGGCGTTCCAGAATGGTGCTTTGCATCAGGTTGAAATGCGTTCCGGTGTGTTGCAGCTCTTGAAGATTGCTGGTTCTTTGCCGTTGGAAGATTTGCCTGCCCTACCCGATGAGGGTGAGAATGAGGACGAGGGCGAGGAAGACACGACAAAGAGTGATGATGCTGAAGACGGGCGCGCAACTGGTGTTGGGCCACTGTCTGATGGAACGAACGACAACCGGGATAGGGGGACTGATGCATAAGCTGCATGAGTCAACTGCGGCTATCGGTACTGAGTCTCTTGGTGAGGGAAAGTACCGAATCAGAATTATCGTGCCCGGCCAGGGTTCTAGTGGTATTTACACTGCTGAGAACTTGGCTGAGTCTGCTCACCTGTTTAAGGCTGGCACGGAAATGTTTATAGACCACCCAACTGAGTCCGAGGAATGGGAGCGCCCGGAGCGTTCTATTCGTGACTATGCTGGTGTCTTTCTTGAAGACGCGACAGTTGGTGAGGATGGGGCACTCTACACTGTGTGTAAGGTGTTCTCTGGTGTTAACGAGCTAATCAAGGATAAGTGGGAATATATTGGTGTTTCCATTAATGCTTGGTGCGACCAGCCAATTGCGGAAACAGGTGTTGTTCCTGTTTTTGCTGGCGTTAGGTCGGTTGACTTTGTTACCGCGCCTGGTGCGGGTGGTGGCATTGTTGATCTGCTAGAATCAAATAGGAACAACAATTCTATTAAGGAGGGAACTGTGGACGAAAAGCTGCTTGAGTCCAAGTTCGATGAGCTGAAGGGTGAGATCGCTTCTCTTGTTGAAGCTATCGGCTCTAAGCTAGAGTCTGCTGTGGCCGCGATTCAGGAAGCCAAGGCAGAGGAACCGGCTGAGAAGGTCGAAGAGGCATCCGTGGATGTTGATTCTATCCTTGAGGCCGGTAAGAAGATTGCCGAGTCCGGTCTGCCGGATGCGGCTGTCACGCGTGTTCGTGAGGCTGTGAAGAAGGGTGCGGATGTCGAGTCTGCTCTTGAGGCTGAGCGTGCGTATCTGAAGGAGGCTGTCGCTGCGACTGCCACCCCTGTTGTCGAAAAGAACGAAGACACTTTCGGAAAGATTGGTTGGTGAGCATAATGGCAGTCAACGCTATCCGTGTTCCGGTTGTCAAGGACAACCAGATTTTTGAGTATTCCAAGACTCTCTCCCTCCCTGTCGATGCCACGCAGGCTCATCTTGAGCCTGGCGACGTTGTTGTCATCAACAAGGACAACGGTATTGCTGGTATCCTTCAGTCGAAGGTTCGTCCTACGACTGACAAGGCTGAGCAGGCTCTTACTGATGTGCTAGTGGCCCCTACGTATGGTCTGAATGGCCCCGGCTACGCCTCTGTGCGTGTCGCTGGCGGCGTGTTTGAGCTTGTCGGCAAGTCTGTTGCCGCTGCGAAGGCGGGTGCGCCTGTGTACGCGAAGGCTGCGACTGGTGCAGGTGTGAAGCCTGAGATTACGACCGTTAAGGCCGGTGCTGATGTTGTTATCGGTTGGCTGAAGGAGCCTCTTGCTGCGTCTGCCACCCCCCAGAAGATGCAGGTCGTTCTTGCACCTGCTAAGAACGCCTGATAGGAGGCAACTAAAGTGCGTTTCAAGAACCAGGAAGAGTTCAACGTCCAGCTGGGTGAGGCCCTTGCAGGCGACCGTCTCGCGCAGGCGCGCCTGAAGGAGGCTGTCACCTCTGATCAGCTGGCACCTATGTTCGTGAAGGCCGCGAACGTTCGTTTCCAGGAGTATTTCGATGCTCATGAGACGATTTGGGACAAGATTGCGACGAAGGAGCTGTTGACGGACTTCCGTCCTGCTTCGCTTCTGTCGCTGAAGCCTGACGCTACTACGGCTCCTATCGACAATGGTGGTTATCAGCACCCTGTGGGCACGCTGCCTCATGTGCCGGAGCTGACCCCTTACCCGACCATGTCCTATAGTGCCGATGGTGCGTTTATCACGACCGCCAAGCACGGCGCGCGCATCCAGTTCAGCTTCGAGTCGTTTATTAATGACGAGTGGAACGTAATTAGCCGTTTCCCGAAGGATGCTGCTGCTCTCGCTGCGCGTACTGAGGACTTGCTGGTCCTGCTTCAGCTGTTCGATCCTGCTAAGAAGACTCTGCGCGGTGACGTGTTTAACAGTACCAACAAGACTGAGTTTAGGGTCGATGGTCTGCCTGATGAGATCACTGGCGGTGCTAGCGGTTTGGGTACCACTGGTAATAATCACGGACTGTCGTTTGATGCGATTGTTGCTGCACGGTTCCAGGCACTCGCTACTCTGCGCGACGGTCACTCGACTTATGTCCCCGAGGGTTTCGTGTTGGTCACTAACCCTGCTCTCGCTGAGGTTGCTAAGGGCTACACTCAGATTAACGAGATTCGTGTCCAGAATGGTAAGCGCACTGAGATCAAGGGCAACCCTCTGAAGGACTTGGAGGTCGTTACTTCCGACCTGATCTCTGTTGTTGGTGGGGAGAAGGCGTGGGTTCTTCTTCCGAAGGGTGGTCGTGCCAATGGTAAGACTGTCCTTGCGAAGACTGGTATGCTGGGTCGTGAGGCCCCGGAGCTTCGTATCCACAACAAGACTGGTCAGATGATTGGTGGCGGCGACGTTAATCCTTATGAGGGTTCGTTCGACAACGATGATGTCGAAGTTCGTATTCGACAGATCGCGGGTGCTGGCATCGTCCGCTACGACGGTATTATCGGCTCGACTGGTGATAGTTATATGTGATCAGTTAGCTGATTGAGTAAGACCCTCGCGGCCTTTGGCTGCGGGGGTCTTGCTATACTGGTTTTATGAGCGAGATTGATTTTTCTTCCCCCATCGGACAGGTGCGTGTCCTTATTCCTGATTTGCGTAAGTTGGAGGACTTGCGTGACTTGAGGAATGAGCCGCGTTATCTTTTCGCTGACGAAGAGATTGAGGCTTTGCTCGCTGTTAACGGCGGTAACGTGAAGCTGGCTGCTGCTGATGCGTGTGACGCTATCGGCATGGATAAGGCTTTGCAGTTGCTTGTCTTGAAGACGGACGACAAGCAGACGGATGGTGCTAAGCTGCTGGCTGCGATTGTCGGTCGTGCTCGGCAGTTGCGTGCTCAAGCGAAGGAAGATGAGGTGAACAACCTCTGCTTTGATGTTGTGCAGCCAACGTTTGAGCCTGTGGATTGGGCGGTGAACTTCTGATGGGTTTGTCGATTGACCCGAATATTCATCCTTTGTTCATGTATGCCTCGTATTATCCATTGCAGTTGTTGGCTAATACGAAGGTGAGCATTTTCAAGGAGCCGGATACGGTGGCGTATGACTGGTCTGATGAGGCTGGTTTGTCGCTTGAGTACAACAATCCTGTGTGGAAGGGTTGGGCGAACATTACGCCTAATGTTGACTGGCGTGCCCGTAACCGTGAGTGGGCTGGTACAGTCACAGGTGTTCATGCGTATCGTGTGCAGCTTTTGCATATCGACAAGAACGAGGTTTTTTCGCGTAATTTGTGGGGCAACCCGGATGCGCGTGTGTCGTTCGCTGAGGGTATGCGCATCCAAGTAGAGGAAATGCCGACTGACCCACGGGTTGCGGGGTTGAAGCTGGTTGTGCGTAACGCTCAGGTTGATACACTGAACTGGCAGGTGACGCTTTTGTGTGATGTGGCAACGGGGGAGACTGCTAATGGCTAGGACTAAGAAGACTGTACGGTATGACGGTCGTGTTGCTGGTATTAAGGTGACTGTCGATACCGACAGGTATGGTGTTGCTGCTAAGGCGAAGAAGAAGATCATTGACGCTGCTTGGAAGAAGGTTGATGCTGCGGCTAAGGCTGCGGCTGTCGCTTCTACTGAGTATGGGCGTGCTTTGATTGCGACAGACCCGCGCCGTGTCGATACTGGCTATATGCGTGATGCTTTCCGTGTTGATGCTTCTAAGGGCGGGAAGGTTGTCGAGATCGGTTGGCATCGTTGGGACCGTGCTAAGCCGTACTATGTGTGGCAGGAGAATGGTACGTACAGCCAGCGCACTTCTGGTTATTTGCGCTCTGGTTTGCGTGGTAAGCCTACGGGCGGCGACAAGGGGAAGGGTATTACCCCGGCTAAGTATTTGCCTCGTGTGACGGCTGTGTTCCGTGAAGAGTTTTATGGGAGGCTAAAGTGACGGATAGGACTTTAGAGTTTGACGAGGCTTGTCTGGCTCTTTTGCGCACGATCAAGGATGTCGAGGTTTTCGATTCTTTTTCGCGTGATACGAAGGTGCCTCTCTATATTGTTTATCACGGCGGCGCTGAGATCAATCGTCAGTTGGACGAGTATGTGTCGCTTGGTGGTCACACTATGGATGTGTATGAGCATCCTTTCACGGTGGACGTGTTCGCTGTGAATAAGAAACTTCTCAATCGGCTTGTGTCGGTTGTGAAAGAGAAGCTCATTGGTGCTGTGTTGGTTGAAGGGTCTAATGGGGTGAATATCGCTGCATCGGTGGGTACTGATAGCGATTACGATTCCACGTTGCGGCCTACGGTTTATCAGCACAGTATGAGTTTTTATGTCAACCTGGATAGGGGTGAGTGATTATGCGAGTTCGCAACAAGCACACGGGTATTGTGTGCGAAAAGTCTGAAGCTGAGTTGTCTGTCCTGCCGGATATGTACGACATTGTTGATGACAATACGCCGATTACGCAAGCTAAGTGTTGCGGCGAGGATGATACCATTGAAGATGAAGATATCGTTTCCCACAAGGAGGAAGACTGATGCCCAAGATGTTGTCGCCGAACACCACCATTTGGTGGGTTCCGGCTGATGCCATTACTAACGTTGCTGACCTGTTTAAGGCTACCACCTACACGGGTGGTACGCCGAAGGCAGTTGACATCTCGTGCGCTATCGCGGCTGGTATGACGCTCGGTGCGACGGACTCTGACACGGATGACTCGCGCACCATTTGCGATTCGGGTAACGCGAAGACCCCGACTATCGCTAACTATGAAGCCTCGCTCACGTTCTTCCGTGAGGCTATCGCGGCTGGTCAGAAGGCGGCGGGTAATACCTCCGTCTACGACAAGGCGTTCCAGCTGTTCAAGCGTGGCACCCTTGATGGTATCAAGGAAGGCTACCTGGTCCAGCGTATCGGCTTCCGACAGGGCACCCCTGTCGAGGCCGGTCAAGAGCTGTCGGCCTTCAAGGTTGTTCCCGACAATCCGAAGGACGTGCTCGGGGATGGGGATAAGCCCATCCAGTTTGAGGTGCCCTTCTTGCCGCAAGGCTATATGGAGTTGAATAAGGCTGTCACTGCCTGATCAACTCTGCTAGAATACCCCTGTGCCTCCGAGGTGCGGGGGTATTCTCATATCTGATTGGAGTAGACATCATGGCTTTTGAGCTGTCTAGGATTATTTCGTCCATCAAGCCTACGGTTAAGGCTATCGACGTGCCCCTGAATACTGAGGATGCGGAGCGTTTCGCTCAGTTGGTCGAACTGGCTAAGACCGCGCAGATCGCTGAGGCACCGCTGTCTCGTTCGATTACCGACACTGCCCCCGGTGTCGAGCTGCAAGAAGAGCTTGAGGCTCTTCGCAAGGAGACGATTACCTTGCGTCTGCGTGCGCTATCGAACAAGGAACTTTACATTCTGAAGAAGAATGTCTGGGAAGACCCGTTCTTCTCCACGAAGAACAAGAATGAGGATGAAAAGGCAATCATCAGCATCGAGCGCGAAGATCGACTGATGGAGTACATCATTGCCCGCTCTTGTGTCGAAGTCATCGACAACGCCACGGGTGAGTCGAAGAACGATCTGTCGGATGCTGAGGCTGCGGATCTGCGGGGTCATCTGCCTGAGTTCTTGTGGCAGCAGATTTGTGCTACGTGGAATGATGCTCAGGAGCTCGGTGTCGTCGTGTCGGAGGCGATTTCTGATCCTACGTTTCGTGGGGACGGAGCTGAGCAAGCCGGAGAACCAGTGGATGCTGCTTCTGCTGAAGACGGCGAGAGCTGAGGGTAAGCCTCCGACACTGTTTACGGGCGCTCATGGCATGTTTGCTCGCATGGTGCCTGTGTTTATTGGTGATGAGCTTGACTCGGAGCCGATAGATCAAACTGAATACACTAACTTGGATATTGCTTTGGCTGCTGGTTATCAATACTATCTTGATAGTTTGTGTAACAAGTGTGGTACGCCGCTCTGGTATGGTCGTAGTGAGCATAGTGCGATTGAGTTTCATGTTGAGACATCGACGTGTTATTCGTGTGCTGAGCTTGATCGACATCGTGAGCACGCGAAGGAAACCAAGCCGGGTGAAAGCACATACACAGTGATGGGTACTGTCGAATACTCGGACGGTACGAAAGAGCCATTGCCTTCACCTCTTGAAGCGCTTGAGCAAGTTAGGTAGGAAAAGTCCCTGGTATCATTGAAGTGGTATCAGGGACTTTTCTTTTTAGGAGTTAAGGTGGCAGACGAGTCAATCAAGATCGACATTGACGTTAACGCTGCTGGGGCAGATAAGGCGGCACAGAGCATTGGTGCTCTGGAAAAGCAGATTGGTTCGCTTCAGAGTGCTGTCGCTACGCTGAAGTCCCCGTCTGGGCGCGGTGGCACGATTCTTGATTCTTTGCAGCTTGACAGCTCGAAGGTCAAGAACCTAAAGGACTCTGCGACAGCGTTGAAGTCTGTGGCCGATGCGCTTGGCTCGTTGAATAAGGCTGCTGGGGACGCGAGTAAGGCTGATCTTTCTGCGGGTGTTGATAAAGCTGTTTCGGCGTATCGACAGTTCATCCGTGAGACTCGCACGATGAACAGCTTGAGTAAGGACCATATCGCTAAGCTGAAGGATACTGCTTCGGCTATGCGTGAGGTGGCTTCTGCGTCTAATGCTATGGCTGAGGCTGAGAATAAGGCGAAGAAGGCTCAGGCTCAGTTGAATCAGTCGCAGGCGCGTAAGACTGAGGCTCAGGCTGAAAAGCTGCGTGCTCAGGCTTCGGTGAAGCATGAGGATAATGCCATTCCGTTGCAGAAGCAGAAGGGGAGGGATGAGCGTAGCCTTGTGCGGGCGAAGGGTGCTGAGGCTACTCGTTTTGCTGAGATTCAGGCGCTCACTGCTTTGGAGCAGGCAGAGATCAGGGCTGCTGCAACGACGGCTTCTGCTGAGTCTAAGCGTGAAGCTGCTGTCGCTAGTGCGTCGGCGCGTATTGGTGCTGCTCGTGAGGCTGAGCTTGCTCGTACTGAGCGTGCGCGTATTCGTGAGGAAGAGCTGACTAAGCGTCAGGCTATTCGCTCGGATGCTAGTACCGCACGCAATAACGCTCGTGCGAGCGAGAAGGTGATTGAGAACGTCCGTTATGCTGCACGCGACATGGCCGTGTATTACGGTGCTATCACGGCTGGTATTGGTCGTGTTGTGTCGTCTGCTGCTCAGGCTGGTATTGCGCAGGAGCGCGCATTTGCTGATGTGGAGCGTACCGCTCAGGGTACGACACAGAGCCTTAGCAATCTTCGTAAGGCTTACACCGAGCTTTCTACGACGACTACTACGTCGTTTGCTGATCTGTCGAAGATTGGTACGCTTGGTGCGCAGATGAACATCCCGGCTAACAAGCTCAAGGACTTCACGAAGGCTGTCGCTGAGTTCTCTACTGTGACGGGTATGGAAGTCGAGTCGGCTTCCACTGCGTTTGGTCGTTTCGGTGAGATGATGGGCAAGCTGCAAGAGTCAGCACCCGGTAAGGGTGACGGCTACGCGGTCTTGGCTAACCAGATTGCTGATCTTGGTGCGAAGTCGGTTGCGACTGAGCCTGAGATCGCTAACATGGCCGTGTCGATTGCTGCTCAGGGTAAGTCTGCTGGCTTCACCCAGAATGAGATTCTTGCTCTGTCGTCTACATTGTCGTCGCTTGCTATTCCGAAGGAATGGGCGCGCGGCTCGCTTCAGCATATCTTTAACTCGATCAATGCGGCGGCTGCTGATGGTGGCGAGAAGATGCACACCTACGCCCAGGCTGTCGGCGTGACTGATGCTGAGTTCCAGAAGTTGTGGCGTGACGACCCGAACAAGGTGTTCCAGGGCATCTTGCAGAACCTTGCTGGTATCAACGACAAGGTTGAGAAGGCCCAGGCTATTAAGGACTTGGGTTTCAAGAACGTGCGTGACGTTGAATTGCTGTCGCGTATGTCGAACAGTGTCGGCCTGTATGTCGAACAGTTGAAGGAGGCCGAGGCAGCTTCTAAGGGCACGACGTTCATTGATGAGTCGATGGGCATCATCATGGACACTATGGCCGCGAAGGTCGAGGCTTTCCAGCACGCCTTGCAGAACGCTGGCGCGGCTATGAACTCTAGCTTCATGGTTCCGTTCAAGCTGCTGATTTCTGCTGCGACGGGCATCGTTAACGCTTTTGCTAAGCTGCCTGCCCCTATTCAGGCGTTTGTTGGTGCGCTCGCGGCTGTGGCGACAGTCCGTGTTGGTCTCATGGCTGCGAAGGCTGCGGCTGTGTCGATGTCTGCAACGTACTTGCAGATGCAAAACCGCATGTTGCAGGCGACAGGTGCGCAGAAAGCCTCGTGGAGTGTCGTGTGGCAGGCTATTCGTCAGGCTCAGACGGCTACTGTCCAGTATGATTCGGCCCTTGCTGCTAACGTGGGTACGGCTAATGCCGCTGCTGCGGCTAATCAGCGCCTTGCTGCTGCGGATAACATGGTGGCTGCGGCTGCGGGTAAGGCTGCTGCTGCGAAGAGCGCTCAGAACGCTGCTCAAGTGGCTTCTGCTGGCGCGTCTGCTGCGGCTGCGGGTGCTCAGGTTGCGGCTGGTGCCGGTCAGGCTGTGGGTGCGTTGACCAAGCTGTCGTCTGTGGGTTCTGGCTTGATGTCGATGTTCGGCGGGCCGTGGGGTCTTGTCATTTCTGCTGCCCTTACTGCTGTATCTGTCGGCGCTACATACCTTGGTGATGCTTTCCAGGACTCATCGGCTAAGGCTGATGAGTTTAAGAACGCTGTAGGAGGCTCTTCGGCTATTCTGAACGCTTTGGCTCAGGATACGAAGGAAGTCGGCAATGGTACTCAGTCTGGCTTTGTTGAGCTGAACGCTACTATTGAACAGAATGGTGAAGTTCTGACGGCTAACGGCCAGGCACTTGGTTACTACGTGGATAAGTCCGGCCAGGTTGTTCAGGCTACACATGAGCAGGCCGAGGCTATGGGCTACTCGACGTTGAAGATTGGTGAGCATACTCAGGCGCTTATCATGGACGCGATTCAAGGTTCTGATGCGTTCAAGAATATGTCGAAGGAAACCAAGCAGGCTTTGGTTGATATGGGCTTCTCGTATCAAAAGTACATTAAGCTCGCGTCTACGTCTGAAGCTCAGGGTGGTGGCAAGGCTGCTGCTGATGCGTATGTTGATGGGTACATTCAGCAGATTCAGGCGCGTAAGAGTGAAGCTGTTAATGCTGTTCGAGAAAGCCAGGTAGACTCAGGAACTATTGGTAGCTTCGGTGGTGCTTATTCACAAGCACAGCAGCGTGGTAATGTTGCTAAGGCTTATGAGGAGCAGGAATCAGCGCTTGAAGGCTTGAAGTCGAACACTGAGGGTGTCGGCGGTGCAATGCGCGACGCTCTGAACGATGCTATCCTTTTCGGCCAAGGTGTCGAAGAGACCGGAGATCAGACCGAAGAGGCCGGTCTGAAGATTGGTGACGCGAAGGGCGAGTTTCATAGCATGGCCGAGGCTATTCGCTCTGTCCTTGACGAGATGTTCTCATCGACAGACGCGGCTGCTGCTCTCGATTCGTCGTTGCAGCAGGTGTACGAGTCCATGCAGGAGCATGGCACGTCGATGGACCCGAACAGCCCAGACGGCCAAGCGAATATCGCTGCTATCTCGGATTACTTCGAGAAGATGGGCAATGCCGCTGCTGCCGGTATCGAGGAAATGGGTCTGACCGGCGAAGAGGCATACCAGTACGCGCAGAACTCGATTCAGGACACCATTGACTTCCTTGCTGCGCAAGGCTTCGACATGTCGCAGTTCGAGCAGCAACGAGACACTATGGCCGCGATTATCGCACAACCTTATGAGTCCGGAGAGGTTGACCATAGTGCCACGGATGCGTCACTTGGTCAGATGGTTGATAACGCGGCTCAGGCGGTGTCGCAGGCTCAGGGTTTCCTTGGCAAGGTGCAGGCTATCTGGCAGTCAATTCAGGGCTACATGGGTGCTATCGGTGGCTCGAAGTCGAAGACTGGCAAGGGTTCATACACTGCGGGTCAGAAGTCCAAGATTCGTATGCCAACGTTTGCTAATCGTAACAATGGCACGTCGGCGTTTAGTGGCAACAACTTCAAGGCTAAGCCGTCTCGTTCTGGTGGAGGTGGTGGTGGTCATAAGCCACGTTCCGGTGGAGGCGGCGGTGCAAGCCGTGCGAAGAAGGAAACGAAGACTGCGGCTGAGATTTTCGAGGACTTCCTTAGCCGTCTGAAGTCGGCGCTCGACAAGGCGCTCACTACTTGGTGGCGCTCTACGACTGCTCAGGACAATTACCGTAAGGGTCTTAACAGCCTGAAGAAGGATGTTGAAGGCACGACGAAGAAGGTTTCTGATCTTCGTAAGGAGAATGAGAAACTTGCGTCGGATATGCGTAAGAACCAGCAAGAGTTGCACGACGCTGAGTTCTTCCATGCTGTCGCTGTGAAGTACGGCGACACCGAGCGCGCGCAGTCTACCCAGGTTGATATTGATGAGGCTAAGCAGAAGATCAACGAAGGCCAGACGAAGATTGCAGACAACGACAAGGAGATTGCAACCCTCCAAGCCGGGCAGTTTGCTCTGAAGGGCTACACGGAGGCGGCTATTGCTAACCGTGAGGCTTTGCGGTCGTTGCAGTCTCAGATGATTGGTCTGATTGAGGCGTATGCTGCGGCTGGTCACTCGACCCAGGAGATTGAGGCATATACACAATCGCTGAAGCAGCAGTTTATTGACCAGGTTACTCAGCTTGGTTTCAACCAAGGTGAAGTCACTGAGTTGGCTGGGGCTTTCGATAGCTTGACTTCGACTATCGGCCAGGTTCCGCGTGAGGTGAAGGAGCATGTGACCGATAACGGTACTGTCGGTTCGACACAGGATGCTATTGACTCGCTTCACTCTAATGGTGTAACGGTTCCTGTTCAGCCAAGCCACAGTGAACTTACTGTCAGGATTCGTTACCAGATTGACGAGTCATCCTACGCAGCCGCGCTTAATGCTGCGCGGATGAATCCGCTGGGTAGTCAGAATCGTACTGTTCGTACCCGTTCTGGTAGGAACATTGGAACTATCTACACGGGCGGTCTGCTGTCGAGTGCTAACTATCTGCCCGGTTTTGCTGGTGGTGGCTTGTTGCCTGGTCGTCCCCCGGCTAACCCGAAGGCCGACAACCTTATGGCTACGGACGGCAAGGGTATGTTCCGTGTCCGTAGCGGCGAGTACGTGATTTCTCAGCCCGCTGTCGATTTCTACGGCAAGAACTTCATGAACGCCTTAAACACGATGCAGGTTCCTGTGTCGGCTGGTGGTGTCTATGCTATGGGTGGTAGCTCTGATCTTGTTACAATTAACCCAGCACAGTTTAATCAGTTGGTGAAGGCTGTTTCTACGGCTGTCGTCCTTGATGGTCGTGCGATTAGCCAGAGCATCGACAACGGCAATATGAGGACAGGTAATCGTGGTGTCTACTAGGGGTTGCGCAACCCGTGAGGTTTGTTTCGGTGTGGGGAACGACATTATTGAGTGGTTCCCCGCACCGGACGAGTCGCCTGTTTCGACTAATGTCCATTCGGGTGATTCTCAACGCCTTCTGAATGGTCTGGCCTACATGGGTGGTTCTGTGTACGGTGGCAGGCATTACGAGTTGTCGTGGTCGTTCTTGAATCGTGAGCAGGCTAATAAGTTCCGTGAGCTGTTTATGAACAGGACGGGCGAGTGGGTGACGTATCTGGACCCGTTCTCGATGAAGAACGTGTTGTCACCTTTGATGGGTTTGCCTTACTTGCACTACCATGTTGGTTCCCCGTTTGCTTTCAATGATTGGGGTAAGCAAGCACTGTTCCCTACGAAGGCTAACAATTCTCAGTCTGGGCATCCAGGTGTCGTGCTGAAGAGTGGTGTCCTTCAGATGAACAACAAGTTCCAGTCTACCGTTGATCGTCTGAATGGTCGGCAGGTGTCTTTGGCTTTGTCGAAGGTTGGAAGTTACACTGAGCGTGTTCTTGTACCTGAAGGTCATAAGGGTGTGTTTTTGTCGTCTGGGCCGGAAGATGGTAAGAGTCCGTTTGCGTTTAATTTCCGTAAATTGACTGGTGTCTCTGATACCTTCACTATCAATAAGAATACGGTTCGCGCACTTGATCCCGGTTTGTGGGAGGTGTCGATTCTTCCGAGGTTTGAGGGTGCTCTTGACTGGGCAATGATGCAGATTGTGCCCGAGGATACGCACATCGACACAGCCGTTAACCTGTATGAGTTCGCGTACCCTTCGGGTGGTGGGAATCTTCAGGTTGTGCCTGGCTCGGCTAGTGTTGTGACTGTCAACAACTATCGTGGTCATTACACGGCTTCGGTTACTTTGGAAGAGGTTTACTCATGGTGATGCAGGCTATCGGCTTTACTAACAACAAGCTGACTGGTTGGTCTGTCGTTGAGGATGCTGTTTCTCTTGATCGCGATTCTACGACAGGTGGCTTCTCTGAGTATTCTCTTGAGGGTACCGGATACGTTGAGGCTGCTGATGTGATGATGAAGGAGATTCGTCTCGACAGTCCTGTCTTTGGCCGTACTCATGCATTTGTCCGGTCAATTACTAACACCCCTTGGTCGTGGTCTGCGACGTTGAATGACCCGTTCTATCGTCTTGATGTGTCTGCTGAGGTTAAGCACCTTCAGGGCGTGACGATGGACAAAGTTATCGCGCAGGTGTTTAAGGCTGCGGGTGTCGAGTCCCCAAAGGTGTATGTTGCTAAGCCGACTGCTAATGAGCGTAACCCATTTATTGCACCTAAGACCACTATTGCGACTAAAACGTACGATTTTGTTGGTGGTAAGGGTAATTTGTGGACTATCCTCAAGAGCTTCTTGTCTGCTAACAATTATCAGATTACGTGGGTTTATGACACGATTGTGCTGTTTGAGAACCACACGGTCCTTACGAGGTTCCAAGGCTCTACTGTAGACTATTCGATTCAGTGGGTTATTGGTGAGCCTTTCTCACATATTGAGTGTACCTACTACCCTCCTGTAGTCCATGCCACGTCCTCGGACTACAAATCTGGCAATATTGGGGGTACTCGGCCTACTGTTCCAGGCGAAGATCGTATTAGTCTTATCCACCCGCAACCGTCTAACAACAAGACGACAGTGGAGTCTATTAAGGCTGCTGAGGTTTTGTCGGTAGAGTCCGGCGAGACTAAAGAGTTTGTGCTTGAGATTCAAGGGACGATTGATTACCTATATTCTCAGCCTGAGTGCGTGATGCCTAACGAGGTTGGCACCGACTTCAACATTAGGACTCGCGATAACAATCAGGTCTATTTCGCTCGTTCTGTGTATTCAGTCGTTGGTAAAGACAACAAGCCGATTACACCCGCGCAGTGGTATGCCGAGGGTGGTTCGCTCCATATCGAGAAAGGTGACGAGGCGAACCAGATCAAAGTGACTGTGACAGGCATGTCGAATGAGCGTCTAGCCCCTTACCGTATTGCCGAGTCGGACGGTCAGACTGACTACAGCACACTGCGTATTTACGGGCACGCTTACCTGTGTGATCAGGAGACGTTTACGTTCTACACAGGCTACCCATACAAGACGGATGCTGTGAAGATCGACAGCATGAACCTAACGACTAAGACCCAGGCGTATGAGGCTTGTGTGTATAAGGCTCAGAGTGCGTTTGGCTATTCTGCTGAGATGGATTGGACTGGCACTGTTCCAATGCACGAGTCATACACGGATGTCGTGTATGACTTCGAGCGTGAACCTGTGTACTTGTCCGATGTCGATGCTTTTACGGGCGCACCGTTGCCTGAGAAGGCTGCTGAGAAGTGGCCGAAAGGTACGACCATGAAGAAGATCATGGACGACTTGTTGGAGTTCACGAAGAACAAGCCTGTGGTGTCGAATCAGCAGGTGTTTGGGCGCATTGCTGGGACGACAGCGGTGTATGACCGCTTTACGTGGCATATCAAGTCAGCTTCGTATGATGAGTCGAGTGTGAAAGCCTCTTGTGAAGCGCTTACTCAGGTGTCGGATGTTGCTACAATATTCGATAGGCCACGAGTTGCGGATTACCCTCTTGAGGCTGGTATTACGCTTCGAGAGTTGACGTTGAAAGGAGTGACGCACAATGAAGCACAATCTGCCGACCCCATCCCAGGCATGGGGAAGTGACATTGACAGGCGCGTAGCGTATCTTGAGAATGACATGACCTTGATGAAGAGCAAGGTTAGTAATTCTTATGATGCTGTTAGTGCCTTGACTTCGACACGTGCTGCTAACGGTGTTGCACAGCCGTTCTACCATGAGTTGTTCATTGAACAGCCAGGTGCGAGGCCCGGTATTGGCGCGTATGAGGACTTGTGGACACTGCCCCTTGACTGGGGTTATTCTGGTTCGTTCATGCAGTTGTCAATCACAGGTTATCTCTACTTGCCAACGAAGGAGATTGACCTTTCTAACTACACGCACCCCCAGGCTGTCGTTGGTGTGCGCGATAACCAGATGCGTGAGCGAAAACTTGTTAGCCACGCTAACTCGATTTTCGAGCGTCAGAATAATTCAACTCGCTACGCATTGTCTTGTTCGTTGTCGTTTACGATGGTTGTTGATTTCGATAACTTCCAGTATGGCTATGCGTTTATTGGGTTTCAGGGGTTGCTTGGACAGCCTGGTTACATTGACAATTACAATGGGCGGGCACACTTGTCTGTCCAACTCTCGGGAGTGAGGTACTAACATGGGTACGATTAACGATCAAGGCATCTGGAATTACAGCGACAGCGATATTGTGCAGTCGTGGCCGGTGTTTATGAATCTTGGTTTCAACTCCGTATCGGATGTTGTGAAGGGTCTGCAAAAGGGCCGTGTCATTATTGCTAATAACGCGAGTGACTACGACACTAAGCTGGCTGCTATTCGTAAGTCTAGTGCTGGACAGTTCGATGTGTTGATTTACCGTAAGGACACTGGTGAGTTCCTTGTCAACACGAATGGACAGCTGACTAAGGTCAGCGGTGGCGACATCGAAGTCGATTACGTTAACGACAACCGTGCCTTTGGTACGTGGTACCGCTATGGTGTGAATGGCGCTAATGCGCAGATTAGCCAGAACATTATGCTGCCAAAGAAGGGTGTTTGGCTAATCACGCCACATATCACGATTTCTAATGACTCTACAGCCGGTGCGGTCAACGCGAACATCGACTTCTTCTGCTCTGTCGCAGGTGCCCCGCACAAGAACGTCGGTGCTACGAATACGTACAACCAGCCAAGTTGTTTCATATTCACAGGTAGTCCTATCCCGTACTATGCCAACACACCTAATAAGAGCGTTGCGGTTGCGGTCAAGATCGCTTGTTCGACAGGCGCTAACATCGGTTGGGGTGGCCTGGCAGTCGGTGCTGCGAAGATCGGTTGATGTGCTATACTAGTCGGTGACAATTATTCACCTCCGTGTGAGTGTTGTTGGGTGTGAGGCACAGAAAACCCCTCTGCTAGTTCTCCTTTCCTAGCAGAGGGGTTTTCGCTATCTAGGCCACCCGTTGTCGAGTGTCCACTTGTGTTTCAGCTCATGAACAAGGTAGTACACGAGGTGTCGAAATGCGTCTCTCACATCGTTTGCGTCCTTGTATCCGATATCTTTACCAGTGAGCCACCATCCCAGGTTCCTCAGCGTCGCATCCTTGACAAGACCCTTGGCTTGAGCCGGGGTCTGGTAGTGGATGTCATCGACAAACCAGTCAAGGATTGCGTTGACCTTCACGGGGGTAAGGTCTGCTGTGAACTTGTTAGAAGGTCGCAGGTCGAACTGTTCAGCAACGACAGTAGCCTGCGGGTACTCGTCAAGGTAGTGCTTGATGAGTTCTGCTGTCTCAGTGTGTGTCGCGCAGATAAACTGGTCGAAGTGTAGAATCTCCACCTCTTCTTCAACACGTGCCACAACGAGGCCGGTGTTCACACCGGGGTCAATTGTTATTACTGTCGTCGTCATTATCTTCCTCCATCTAGTTTTCGGTGATGACTGCATATCCGGTACCCATGAGCCTGTTTCGGCCTGTCGGTGAGAGGCCACCAAAAATACCAGAGCGGAACTTTTTACCGTCGATTGGTGTCTCTTCAGCTATCAGACAGTCTTGAAGGCATTGTTCCTTGACAGGGCACTTACTACAAAAAGCCCTCACAACTGTTTTGTAGAGTGTCGGGTCGTAGAACCATTCGGTTGGTGCTCCACTACAGGGTGCCTGCTTGTAGTCTGTCACACTTCCTCCCAGTTGTTGCCGACTTCTGCTTCAGCGGCAAACGGTACGCGGTTAAAAACCAGTGTCGCTGCCTTAGCCATTTCGCGCTCCATCATCTTCGAGCACTCTTCGATAGTTTCTTCCGGGCACTCGACATAGGTAGCGTCATGGACAAGACCAATCAGCTTAGCCCCGTACTGTCCTACTTGCTCGTTTATCTTGATTGCCGCGTTGAGGCAGATGTCGTTAGCAGTTGACTGCGGAACAAAGGCGAGTGCTCCATTCTGTGTCGAACTGTAGTTGATATCCGACACAAACAGGGGGTTGAACGTGAGGCCGAACTTGGTTTTACGTTCGTTGTCCTCTTCCCTACGTCCAACACTGTGTCGTACTCGTGTCTGCCAGTCTCGAAGTCCTGGATATGCACCAAGGTATTGATCGACAACATGCTGTGCAGTTTCAATTGGTTGCTCAAGGGCTGTCGCAATAGCGGCAACACCACGGCCATAGTTAAGGCCGTACACTACACTCTTGACCAGTGCGCGCCGGTTCTTAGCAGTCTTTGGATGTTCGTGCTTGAACGCCTCATACGCTTCGATTGTCGGGAACTCTTCAGGCCAGATTTTTGTCATCAGGTCATCGAAGAAGTCCGGCGCACCCGGCTGGAAGGCAGCAATCATGGCCTTGTCGTCTGCAAGCTCAGCGACAGTACGTAGCTCAGCCTGAGAGTAGTCACACGAGATGATCTTGCACCCCGGCGCAGCGACAAGGGCACGCTTAATACCACTGTCGCGCCCCATCGTCTGAATTGCTGGTCCCTTAGCCGACAGGCGACCAGTCTTCGCACCGTGAGGAAGGTAGTAGGGATGGATACGCCCATCCTCACCAACCTTACGTCGCACGTTAGCAATGAAGCTGCCAATCACCTTAGCTGTGTAGCGGTATGCAAGCAGAGCGTCGATAAACTCGGTCTCCTTGCCTTCGCGTCGCAGCTTCTTCAGGTGGTCTGAGTCGAAAGACGGGGACGACACACCTTTAGACTTGAAGTAGTCTTTGATCTGCTTAGGTGACTGCGGGTTGAAGTCTTCGCCCGCGTACTTTTTCAAGACAGCAAGGTTCTCGTCACACTGACGCTTATACTTCTCTTCCAGCTCATCGAGAGCATCGAGCGACACCGCAACACCGTTCATCTGCACATCGTTGAGAACCTTCGTGACCTGCATACGGTAGCGGTAGTAGTCGTACTTCCCACTATTCTTGAGCATCGGCAGGAAGTATTCGTACAGCTTGTGGGTCCACACCACGTCGCAAAGGTTGTACTCATAGAGCTTTTCCCTGGGGATGTTCTCGAAGTATGCCCCACCCTTCAGGTAGGACTTAGCGTCAGAGTCCCAGTCCTCGGCACGCAACCAGCGGCGAGCGAGGGGCTTCAGGCCATGCTCACCGGCCAGGTTGTCGAGTACGAAGTGCATGAGCAGCGTGTCCTCATGATGGTACACGCGGATACCTAGCCGCTTCGACAGGTAGGGCATATCGAACGTCCCATTGTGACAGATGACAGTACATGTGTCGCACAGTCTCTTAATGGTCTCTGCTGCTTGTTCAGTCTCAGCGAGTTCTTCGGGGATAACAACACCGAACTTGCCGTTCCACAACGCAATCGACAGGATTCGACCAGCAGCAAAAGTGTCTTCGTCAATGTCGCCTGCGGACTCAATATCGAGAGCAACCAGCGTGCCCGGCTTGAACGAGATGTCCTCGCCTTGCCAGATCACCCAGTCTTTACCCTGCTTCAAGCCAAGCTCTTCTGCGCCGAGGTAGGCGTACTGCAACGCCTGAGCGAGGAACAGACCAGCCTGCGGATTAGTGACAATCTGCTTAGGTGAGAGTGTCTTGTACGCCTTGCCCTTGTAACCCTTGACAGTGCCGAGGGTGATCTTGATGTCCTCATCGTTCACATCGTCAGTGATTTCGACGTGCACGTCTTTTGATAGGCCGGACACCACGAGCGCCCGCCTAAGAAGAATCTGTGCAAGAACAGGCAGCTTGTCACAGTCTTCAGTCAGAATCTTCATACTTGCCCTCCCGTGTACTTAATGAATCGTTCGTTATTTGTTTTCCCCTTCACGACTTCTTGGATTACTCCGCGTGCCTGGGCATATGTGATGATTTCCTTCAACTCACGCATACCGCTGATTTCAGACTGGAACTTCAACATGAGTTTCGGAATCGAAACCATACCATTGTCGGTGCGTGCAACGAAGTTGATGAGCTTATCAACCTTGTTACTAAAGTTAGAGTTCTTCACATGGTGAATGAACACCTCGTTAGAAGACAACCATATAGACGCGAGAGAAATAGCTTTGAGCATTTCGCGCATCGTAACAACGACAGTGCCCTTTGTCGTCGGCCCGTTATACATAGCGAGCAGCGCAGCGATGCGCAGAACAGAGAACGTCATACGCTCAGTGCCAGGGAACAGCTCACGGCTATTCAGCATGTGTCGCTCAGCCATGACCTTGGCTTCTTCCGAGAACTCAATCCAGCGCTCGAACACACCCGGCTCAAACTCGACAGGGATACGGACTTCCTCATTCTCCATGCGTTGCGCACGGCGAGCGTTGAAAGCCACGTCGAACTTGGTCACAGACTTGATGAGGTTCGACAGCATGAAGTCCCGCTGCTTGTCCTCAATCTTGCCTGTCGATGCACTCACGGTCACGAGCTTCACGTCCTGAGAGGACGTGATGTACTTGTCGCGGTCGTCAATGACGACGAGGCAGCGGGGCGTGAAGCCAGACTCGACCTTTTCTGTCGTTAGGTGCTTCGCAGCCTGGTCCAAGATGCCCGTCCCGTAAAACGTCATGTAGTACGGGGTAGCGGTCTGGTAGGCCACCTTGCCGCCCTTGTCTTTACGTGCGACAGCCGGAATGTAGCCGTCGTAGCTCTTGGTGAGGAACGGCATCATTGATGCCATGTAACTACCCTTCTGCGCCGCGTGTGCGAAGAAGTCCTGCACCTCGTCAATAGCGAAGAGGCCGCTCTCTTTCGGCTTGGTGCGCAGATACGCAGACAATGCCTCACCTGTTGAATCTTCAGGCGCAATGAAAGCATCAGGCCCCTTGCCGATACCCACTGCAATGTCGCGCATCATGGACTCTGCGAGGCGCAGAGAGGTGGACTTTCGGGACTGGGTAGTACGTCCTAGAACCAGGAAGTAAAGGTTCAGCGGCATCTTTTGCACGTTGGTAGGGAGGAACGCATATTTTGCGAACATCGAAGAAAGAATGGCAAGAGCGCCCGCGTAGTGGAACTGCTTAGGGGCCATTGCCGACTTGGTTGATGCCCATGCTGCGAACTGATCGACAAAGAGGCCCATCGGCTCTTCTTCACCCTCATGCAAGAAGTCAACATCTTGAAGGGTGAGTTCGCGTGCTTCACTCAGGAGGTACGAGGCACCGATACGGGTCGATGCTTCGAGATCGTTTTCTGTCGGCCCGCTGTGTTCTGCCTTCCAGCGTGCATAGTCACGGTTGATCTGCTTCCACAGGTATCCGTCGCCGCGTCCGTCTGCCTCAAACTTGTTGAACTCGGTGGCACGCACAACGGCAAATGCTTCAACAATTGAACAACCTTCTTCCCAGAGGGCACACTGAAGGTGGTACATCTTCGATGAACGATCTTCCTCAGTGTTGAAAGAATCGTCCGTAGCAAGGTCCGTGATGTAGGAGCGGTTCACCATGCCCAACACCTCAAACATGCTGGGGATGTCCGTGGGGAAGTCTTCTTCCTCAATGCCCATGCGCTCGACAGGCGGGTATTCTGCTGCGAACTCGGCAGCGGTGATAGCCTCGTCGTTGATGGTGAGAGTGATCTCCCAGGGCTTCACCTTCTTGAGGTTGTGGGTGAACGGGACGCGGAGCTTCTTGGACAGGGGCCAGCCTCGGTCCATGCCGTCGTTCTTGTGTGCTTCGTACAGTCCTCGTGAGAGGGCTTCGAGCATATCGTTAGAGAGGTCGCCCGCGTCTTCTAGCAGCCAGTATCCCTGCCAGTGTTTCTCACTGGTCTGGACCTTGATCGTAGGCTGGATGCGGAGCTTGTCGGTAGGGCAGTCGTCGCCGTCAGACCACACGCACGCGGCCTTGATGACATTATCCTTGGCTGCGTGGCGCGTGTTCGACAGGGCTGGGGGCTTGGTGTAGAGGAAGGGAGAGTAGTACACGTCCAGATCAGTGTTAGCCTCGGCGTATGCCACCATTTTGTCGAGTTGCGTGGGCAGCTCGAACCAGCGGAAGTTGGTGAGACCGCCCATAGGCCCCTTGAGGATGATTGGTGTCCAGCCTTCGCCCGCTGGGAGGACTGCTTGGAAGAACTCTTTGAGGTCCATTGCTCTCCTTTCTGCTTGTATATAGTACGGCGGGCCGCACCTGGTTGTCAAGATGCGGCCCGCCTAGTGAAGATCAGAGTTCGATCTTGGATGCCTTAGACTTCTTCTTAGCCTTGGTCTCGTCCCACTCAACCTTCTTGACATCGTTGCTCTTGCGCATCTCACCGCCCGACTCGTACTCACGGATGTCGAGGGTAACAGTAGCGGTCTTGCCAACAAGGTCAAGTGCGACCTTGTTGAAATACACCTCATCACGGGCAGCGACATCATCCGGCCATGTGTTGCCGGATGCCTCGCAGAACTTGGGTAGGTCCCAGTGAAGTCCGTTATTGGTGACAATGGTGTACCACTGTCGAACTCGTCGTGCCGCGTGGTCGCCCTCGTTGACAACGTAGTCGATGGTAAACATCGGCTTGTCCTTCTTGTTAGCACCGAAGGTGCAGTCATCGACAGTCACCTTGTACTGACCCTTGGGCAGCGGCTCAAAGGACATCGGGGCGGCAACTTCCATAGACATAAGTTCAGCGAGGTTCATGATTAGTTCTCCTTCTTGTTGGTGTTGTATTCTTCGATGGTTTCAGGTAGCCACCCGAGGGCGGCAGTTCGCTTGTAAGTAACGATTGCATCAGGTTGTGGGAACTTCCCGGTGTTGATGCGGTACAGGATGGTCGTTCGACCAACCCCCGTGCGCTCAGACGCATCGTTGATAGAGAGATACCTAGTCGTCATTTTCAGTCGTGTCCTTTCCGTTCTCGAAGTGTTCATGCACCCAGCCCATGATCTTGTCGAACGACGGGTTGCCAACCATTGCGGGCATGTTGTCGAATCGGGTTTTGGTGAGGATACTTGAAGCAGACTTGACGTTCAGGACGGTGATGAGGTTTTCTTCCCCGTCTTCTCCCACGTCCTCCCACGTCATACGACCGATGATGTCAAAGATGCTCGGCAACTTCTTGAAACTCTGCTTGCCCTCAAACGCTGGTCCGATAAGCGACAGGCGCTCAGTCTCGGTGATCTCCCGGCTCTCATGGGTGATGCAGATAATGTTCAGCCCCAGGTCGAACGCGATCTGATTCACCAGGTCCAACACCTTGTCGTAGGTTGCCGCCCACATGGCAAAGCTGTCATTGGGCTTTGTGGCAGCGAAGTGGAGCTTGATAAGTTCCTGAAGTCGGTCAATGGTGTCGATGACGACAGTGTTGAACGGGCGGTCCTTGGCATTGCTGATCTTGACGAGCAGGTCTGCAAACTCCTTGTAGGAGGCAGGCTGCACGATCAGCAGGTTGTCGAGGTCACCATACTTGGCAGCGGGTGCAGTACCACGCTCCAAGTCAATGTAGAGGACAGGTCCCAGCTCTTCGACAGCGGATGCGGTCGAGGCGAGGGATGTCTTGCCGGTGCCGGAGGGTCCGTACAGAAGTACCTTCAGCTTCGGGGTGTTGACTCGGGGGTCAGACACTTCGACGTTGATGTTCTTGAGGAACGAGTCGAACTTTCCCATGTTTCTCCTTTCTTTTAGCGCTTGAAAGCGCAGTAGTAACAGCCGGGGTGGCTGTCGAGTTCTCCCAGGTTGTCCTGGTTTTCATTGGCCCACTTGAAAATCTCGTTGGCGCGTTCCAGAACAGCCAGGGCGGCTTCTCGGTTGTACTTGAAGCACAACTCGTGAGTTGCCGTTGTGACAGATTCTATCGTAGCATCCCTGGGAAACAAAATCAAGGAAGTGTGATTCACCTCATAGCCAGCGTTCTCCATACCCAGACCGTACAACATCATTTGATAGTAATACTTCTTGAGCTGACCCTCGGTCAGCGAGTCCGAGTAGAACTCAGGGTTACGGTCCTCATCGAAGAACGTTGCAGACGAAAACGCCTTGATCTTCTTCTTCGACAGAACCTTGTAGTCCACGACATGCCCTGTCGCAGTATCAAACCCATCAGCAGTGCCACTAATGTCACCATACCCTTCAATCGTCCCGACAGTGACCCTAGTTTCCTTCAAGTAATCCTTGAGGCCAATCGTGTTCTCAAGGTACAAGTGGAAAGCCGTCCCAATCATCGGGGCCAGAGGATACGTCTTTTCTTCCTGGTGGACACCCAGCAGCTTTTCAGCCAAGCAACGCTCACATAGGTCTCCCAGTTCAGACGGGCCAACCTTACGCTGTTTATCGCGCTCCGAGGGCTTCGTCAGCTCCCGGATAATGTTGTCGTAGATTTCACTCATTCTTTGCCCATTCCTTGTACTGCTCTTCCTTCATGACATGAAGGTTCCAAGCGTAATAATGGAGGTCATCTAGTGGCGATTCAATGAAAACCAGAAAGTCGCCTTCCTCAACGACCTTCCACATCTCACGTGTCCCGAAGAGTGGGATACACGAAGTGTGGCGCATGATCTTATTCGAGCCAGAATTAACCTCCCATCGTGTCCTACTCACCTTGTCCCGCTCAATGTCGGTAAACATGAACCCAGGTGAAACTTGAAGGACCAGCTTATTCTTCCCCACGATGGACTCCCTTCGACAGACCACTCAGGAGAGCTGTCGCCTCGCTAGAGTTGCGGTAGTCCCCCAGGTAGACAACTTCCACGATCTCAGGACAGGACGAGATAAGGTGAGCACACCCCTGGCAGGGATAGTGAGTCACGTACAGCGTGTACTCGCTCCCATGTTCCTTCATCTGTCGAATCGCGTTACGTTCCGCGTGAACAGTGTTCACACAGTGGTCATCGACAATGCGGTGCCCGCCCGTGTCGCACGGCTCAAGGCCGTGCGGTGTTTCGTTGAACGCGCGAGACACAACCTGTCCCGTTGCACGATCAACGATCACGCACCCCACGTGTGCCCGGTCGCAGCGGGACTTAGCGGCCTCGTCCCGTGCTGCCTTAATATACTCTCTCACCTGGAAAGAATCTCCCGTTGCTCATCGGTCAGATTATTAGCCCACAGTAGCACCTTACGGGCAAAGTCCGACAGGTCCCCGTTGTCGTTCAGCAGTCCTGGAATAGCCTTCTTGCGGTAGTCACTGAAGGCGAAACGGTCCCCATCCACGTACCGCAGCAGACGGCAGAGCACAGAGTTGCGGCTCACCACGTAGTTACCGTCCACGTCCTCAATAAGACTCAGGAGGACGGTCCCGTTCAGACGGTCGGTGTAGTAGTGGTGCTCACCAATTGAGAGATCGTCCCGGTCAAAACCACACTCACCTGCAACAGGGTCAGTCCACATGATCGACAGGTCTAGTGGGCGCGCGGCCTGAATGTCGATCTGAGCCGAAGTCATCTCCCGCGCATTGCACTTCAGATCGTCAACACTAGGCACGACAAACACATGGTTGTCGAAAGGATCAACGACAACCATCTCATCTTTAGCGGACCACCACTGAGCGCACACAGTGCCCCTGTCGTTGATCAGTGCAAGCCGCCCGTTAGGCAGTGTCCCAGTACCCAGGACCGCACCACTAGGCGCAGTGACAAGACCGTCTTCAATATCAAGATACTGTCGCTTGACGTAACGGGTGGGAAGATTCTCCCAACCAAAACCAAGCGGCGGTGCGTAAATATCACGAATCGTTACGGGCAACTTCTTCTCCCTTTTCGTAGTAGTGGAACTCGATGACGGGAAGGTACTCCCGCTTCGTGTAGTCGTAGTGATTTTCGTGGTAGTAGTAACGCACATTGTCGAAGTAAATTGCCATAGTGCGAGAGGTGTACGGCTCGTCCTCGTCCTCGTCCTCGTCCTCGTCCCAGATAAACTGGCACACGCTTTGCTCGTCCTGGAAACTCCTACTACGCCTCTCACCGTTCAGCTTATCTAGGGTCACGTAAGTCGACCAGCTATACTTAAGCAGATGGATGCACACGATGCTCCCATCTGTGAAGCGAATATAGGCATCCTTGTTGTCGTCAAGCCAGTATTCTTCAGCGGACTTCTTCAGGAGGTTTGCTACCGTCTTGTGGTTGAACTGAATAATCTCCATGTCTCAGAACCACTTACTCGCCTTGTGGACCATAACAGCTGCCACAATAAGGGCAATGATCGTAATCACAGCATCCACAGCGACATAGCCGACGAAGGCCCACACAACCCACATGATGTAGTTAGGGAACCAGACTGCCACAATTGTAAATGCAACGCAGAGAATAAAGTAAGGGTCAAAGTTAATGGACCAGGACTTGTTGTTATCAGACATGTTTGTTCTCCTTCAGTTTGTTGGTTTGTTTTCAGATAAGGCCGGATGCCTTGAGCTTGTCGAAACGCTCCTGCAAGCGTCCCAGAACACGGTCATCCACCGTGTCAGTCGCCTGAATCAGGAAACGATTAACAGCGGTCGTCTGTCCCTGTCGGTTGAGTCGTCCCGTCGCCTGTTCGTTAATCACCAGGCTGTTAGACTGGCTCAGCCATATCTCAGTATGGCAGACTCGCTGAAGTCCGTCAACTCCCTCTGACATGGCCTCGTGTTGAGCGACAATGACGCGCACGTCCCCGTTAATCATGGCATGGAAGTCACCACGCGACTTGCCAGAAACTTCAATAGCCTTGATACCGGACTTCTTCAGACGGTATAGCGCCGCCTTAATGAACTTCTGGCTATGCACCCACACGACGACAGGCTCATCTTCAGGCAGGTCCGCAATAATATCCATCATTGCATCCAGCTTGGAAGACTTACAATCTTCCTTGTAATCGACAGTCCCGTCCTCGTTGAACGAGGGGACTCCCAGCGTCATCTGTCGCAGACGCAAGTCAAGTTCCATCGGGATAGACAGTGCAAGCGGCTTGTCGTCCAGGTACGTAAGCGCGTCTTTTTCAAGCTGAGCGTACAGTTTGCGCTGTTCGCGGGACAGTTCCACTTCCACACGGTGAATAATCACGCCTGGAAGCTCAGGGTTAGCTTCAGCCTGTGAGACTTCATGGTACGAGGGCGCTCCACGACGGACCATACCCGGCGAGCGCTCTCCCGTGTAAGTCTTCCCGAAAGAACTGAACGGGTTGGACTCTTCCTTGAAGAACTTGGCACAAAAGTCCCAGTAACCGCCGTAATGGTTAGGCCAAAGAAACTTGAGCGCGGCCCAGATATTGCACGGCTTATTCCCAGCGGGTGTCGCACTCAGGGCAAGGCGGTACTGTGCCTGAATGTGTCGAGCAACGTCAAAGTTGAGCGACGAGTGGTTGCACGCACGATGCCATTCATCCGCAATAACCATGCCGAAATTGACACCGTAGAACGGCTTAGCCATTGACTTGAAGACATACTTTTTCGCGCGCCCGTCCCACCGCTTTTCCTTATTGCGGGACCGCATAAGCTCCCAGGTAATAAAGTACACGCCGGGCACACGTGCTTCAAGGTCGGACCATACCGCGAGCGCGTCCTTGGTTTTCTTGCCGGACAGCGTGTGCATGTCAATTCCGGCGAGCGTCTTCCAGTGCGAGCGCCAACCACTTTCAGTACGGACGGGGGCGACAATGAGGATAATCTGCCCCCCAATGGTGCTGCCAAAAGCGTTGAGGGCGTTCCACACGCTCATTGCCGTCTTGCCCGTACCAAGGCCCGCGCCTACCAGGCCCGTGTACGGCGTTTTGCTATTTGCCAGTCCTTCCAGTACACGTTCCTGGTAGTGGCGTGGCTTGAATGTCATTTAGTAGATCCTCCAAGTAATTGTCTGCGTAGTTTCTTCCCAGCCGTAGTGAATCATTGCGTTGAGCACAACTTGTGCCCCAAGATCATCGAACAGTTCTTGAACTTGCCGGTTCATATCACTGTTGTCCCACTGGGTATACCCATAGTAACCGTCCATGCCAATATAACCAAGGATGCACAGGCTATCGCCGTACAATTCCGCGCAGATGCAGTAGTCACGCTCATTCAGTGAGTTAACAATATCCTTGTCCCACTTTCTCACCAGTGCGTGAATACCGTCTCGCACTGCCTTAGCGCACGCAATACTGTATTGCTTAGTCAACTCTTCCATGTTCATTAGTTAGCCTCCAATACCTTGTTGACTCGTGCCTTCAGTGATGCAAGCTCCCCGTCCCTGAGATAAAGCTCAAGTGCATCCTCATGGTATTCAGCGTAAATGTCAGTGACCTTAATCCCGGTCGAACAGTCGAGGACAGAATATACTTCCCCGTCGTCCCACATGTTGAGATAGCACAACCATTCTTCAGCGTTCCCTAGTCGCTTATTGACCGCTAGAATCTGCCCGTATGACTCAATAAAGTCATAGTCCTCCCACCCATCGACGCACTTGAAGTGTGAGCACAATTCACCCTTGAACAACTTAGCGTATTCTCCCACGTTGGCAGCTGTTTCATCATGCACTGCAATATACCTACCAAGTGTCTTGAACACGGGGTTATCGGACCTCATAAAGTCGGCGCAGTCCCCAATAAACAGATAAGGCTCATCTGCCATATCTATAGGTTCCGTGGTTCCCAGCACTGGTTCCACAATATACGTGTTGCCCGTGTCAGCGTCTTGGAAGATAGTAATCTCGCCGGTTTCAGACAGTGTGTTGATATTCATTAGTCAAGCTCCCTCGCAATAGTAGTGGCGTAGAAAACACCGTCCCGGACAATACCCTCCGCATAGACAGTTTCATACAGTGAGTCACGGTCAAACATAGCAACCACGTCGGACGCCAATTCATTGTCGCCGGGCAGGACGACACACTGTTCGCAGTCTTGCATCCAGACAAACATTCCGTCTTGCGGGTTGTCGTCATAGCCGAGGTAGCCGTCTTCCTCAAAACGCCATTCCAGCCAGTCAGAGAACAGGCCCTTCTCGTCCCAATACTCCCAAGCGTTGTAACAGTCTTCCTCCGAGTCCTTGCTACGTCGGTAGCCGTCAATCTCGTTCGCGTTGAATGATTCAGCAAAAACATCGCTATCTAGTTCGCGCTGGTTGAACGTGTCACCGTCTACGTACTCACTAAACATTTTGCTTACTCACTTTCGATATAAATTGACATGCCGTTGGGCAGTTCGACCTCGGCTCCCACGCCCAGGTTTTTGTGGATAATCTCGGCGGCCCGCATCTGTCGCACCGCTTCAAGCCACATGGTGCTATATTCTTGCAGTTCTTGTTCTTCAAGGGAACGGGCGACGGCTTCCACCTGTTCGACAGTGTATCCACCGTCGCCCGTCCCGTATTGCTTCCAATTCATCGGAACGTCGCGTACACGTCCGATACGGTAGTAGCGGGCGACAGATCAATCGGAAGGTCAAGCGCCGCAAGCTTGCGCGTGTTGAGCTTAGGCTTGTCGTACACACTCTCACGCACGGCCTTGGGCAGTTTCTTAAACGCGGGCAGTGCTTCCACGGCGGCGGCGTTGATAGTCTGTCGCACGGCAAACGTGACCTTAGTGTCGCCTACCTGAATCTTGTCCCCTGCGTTGAACTGTGCGCACAGTTCCGCCTTGAGTGCGTCCCGTGCCTCGGTTAGGGCGCTAATCTCAGCGTTGAGCTTGGTAATTTTGTTGACGAGGTTTTCAGTGTTCATTGTTGTTCTCACTTTCGTTGTTGTTTTCGGTAAGGTGGCAGTAGATGGCAACAGGGAGGGCGACAAGGGTAAGGAATAGACCGTAGTAAGCGACCGCGAACATTAGCAGACTTCCTTAATCTCATCCATTGCGATTAGATGTGCAATGCAACTGTTGACATAGGCTTCCCAGTCGTCGCTCAGCATCTCCCTAGCAATGTCACTCGCATTGAGTGTCCTACCAAGCACCGTAACGGGCTTGTGTAAGTCGTCCACGGCCTCGGCGGCCATAACCTCAAGATCTTCCCTAATGCGCAGGTCACCGCCGCGTGTCACGTAGTCATATTCTCCCTTGCTAACCCCCAATTCTTCAGAACTGAAACAAAACTTAGTGTCACAGTCCGTAGCAATGGCAAGTAGCGTATCAATTCTAGGCATTGTTTCTCCCTCTTTCTCACATATAGTTTTCGGTGTAGTGCTTAATAGCGTCTTCCTCGCTATCGGCGTAGATACCCGCCAGACAGTCACCCGTGGTTGTATCCTCCACCCACCAGACATAACCATCTACCCATTGGTTGTAGTTGCTAACAAAGCTCTCAAGGTTAGTATCAGAGTCGGCAATGATAGCGACAGATTCATTTTCGCTACCGAGGTTGGTAATTATAACGTTCGGGTTGTCAATTCCACATGCCTTGCAAGCGGTCTCCCATGCTTCAGTGGTCAGGTCGCTACTGTGACTGAACTAGTTGCGCATAATTTCGAGCACGTCCCATTCAGCACCATCGGACGGCGCATAGGTAGGGAAGTTAGTGTGACTGTAACGGTCAAGGGTGATAATCTCTAGCGAGTCGTACCATTCAGTAGGGCACTCGCTGTTAATATCCTGAGTCACCTGGAAAGTGTGCCCGTTGTGCTCCCATTCATCGGGAACGGTGACAGTGTGTGCGAACTGTGTCTGAATCATTGTTTTCACCTTTCGGTTGTCTCTGGTTGATAGTTCTAGTGTATCAGGTTGGCAGTCATTCTGCCATGTGAACTACGTCACATGTTTGTGTATCTTGGTCCCAGATGAACATATGTGCGTATCCGTGCAGGAACCGCATATCGTCAAGTGTAATGCCCTCGTTATCTGACTGCCAGTACCAATAGATACTATTGTCAGCGGCATTAGTGCGACAACGCCATACGTACCCGTCAATGTTGACATACACGCCGCTAGGCTCATTTTCAGAGAACAAGTCAAGATAACCCACAAACTCGTATCCCTGTTCGATAAACCACGGGTTGATAATCGATAGGTCCCAGCTCGTTTCAGGGTTGACATACCCGGCAAGGTATTCTTGCATGGACTCTAGCGGATAGGCACGGTCGCTAATGATGCTCAGCAATTCTTCCCACATGTTAGAACCCCCGCATATAATCAATTCCGATAATGGCACACAAACCACATATAAACGCGCTAAACATACTTAAAAAACAAAGTATGTTAGTTTTCGCCCTAGTACCCGCATAAACAAACCAGGTCATAGCCATAATACCCAGTAGGATAACCACCAACATTTTGTTACTCACTTTCTGTAAAGTAGATTACGCATTCCAAGTAATTGACAGCGTTGTACATTACGTAACTTTCCCATTCATCGTGATTATCAGGGTTGCCACCGTCTTCCAGATAGTTATCCCACAATGCATCCTCAATATCAGGATCATTGAAAATGCGCCCCTTGTAATGCAACAGTGCATCATTTTGGGAACCTCGCCACTCAAAGCCGATACCGGGGATACCGTACCAATTGGGCAATTCATTGTATGACATAGTTCTACCTTTCGGTATCATTGTCGCTAACCACCTTGGTTAGCTCAGTTCCCTAGGCAGGAGTTGAACCTGCATTTACCTACCGACAGGCTAGGGACACCCTTATTAGGGTTAGGCTTCAATCTCTGACATGACTACCGCATCAGACAGCCCATCGAGGGCAGTCACTACCGCGTCAATTGCGGCGAGAACACTAGGGTTGTCCCCGTAATCGGCTCCCATCTTTCGGAAAGTAATCTTAGCGGCGGTAGCGGCCTTGATAACAGTCATGGTGTCCTTGTTGATACGCATGGTTTGTGTCTCTCTTTCTGTTGTTGGTTTGCTTAGGCTGTTGCCTATGTTTCTAGTGTAGATTGTTGTCAGTCAGTTGTCAAGTTGTCAGAGTGTGTCATGCAACACAGGGACTAGCGTTGTGTCTGAAACGTCTAGCATAGGGTTTGCGCGCATACTCTCGAAAGTCTCCCAATCAGGGCGGTACGTTCCACGCCACATGTGGATAATCTTCCCGATAACACGTTTTTCATGTGGCGTTAGTGTTACGTCCTTGTAAACGTACACTATGCCGCTAGGGTCGAACTTAAGGATAATCTCACTAGTGCCCTCCCTAGATACCCAGTAGCTAATCCAATTGCGCGCTAGGTCATTGTGATTCATCGTTAGGAACAACTTAGAACCAAGTCGCACAGACTCACCAATGATCTGGTTAGGGTAAATGCCCTGCAAGGCACTTTCGATAGTCATTAGGCAACCTCCCTAACGTTGATAAACTGTTCCCCATTGCCGTTAATGCACTCCCTGTCGCACGCCTTATAAAGCACATCCCAGTCAACGCGGCCAACCATTGCCGACAGGAAACGGCGCAGGTGTCGGCTAGTAGTAGTGGAATGGTGGAAAGCGTCACGATGGACAAACGTATCCCAGTTGCCGTTTTCATCCCTGTTCACCATTGCAACGCGCGTTGTGTATGAGTACACGTCAAACCGACTATTGCAACCCGGGTGGTTATGGTTAGCCGCAATATTGAAGTTTCGTGCGACAGGGTAAAAACCACTCACCCGGTTGTGTAGCAAGTCCCATGCGGCCCTATCAATGTCATTCAGAATACACATTGTTTTTTGTTTTCCTCTGTGTGGTAGTTATTGGTCAGTACTGCCAACCGTCACGGTTGGTATCGGTCGCAAACTCTCGCAGTGTCGCGCCGCTCGGGAAGTAATCGCCCCACGCTTCCATATCGCGCGCGATACGTTCCATCTCACGGCGCTCACGTGCCCTAATGCGCTTAGCGATATCACGGCGGGCCTTAGTGTAGGGGGAGTGTTCGCGGGCGAACTGCGTGGGATGCCACGCAGTTCGCCCGCGCGCTTCCTTGACGTGCCAAGGGTCAGTCTTGAAAGTGTGTGCCATTGTCTTTGCCTTTCGGTTTGTGCAACACCTCGGTTGTGTCGCATCGTTCCCCCGGTTGGAATTGAACCAACCTTGACACTCACCATTAAGCGGGGGAAGTTGAAAACTAGCTAGTCTTCATACGTGTAATGCACAATCTCGCGCGGGCCGGTGTAATAGGCGAACTTGTAAACGCGGCGCTTGGTTCCATCGGGACTAGGGACGGTCACACTCACGGGTAGGTATCCATGCATGGTGTATGCGTAACCGCGCCGTTCGCCGGGAAACTGTGCATCAAAAAAGTTGCGCAGGTTATGCGGCTTAAAGTCTTCCGATGTTTCATCGTGTCGCACGCGGGACCAACGCCCGCTAGGGGTACGGTATTCAGTCCATTGGGTAACGGTTGCGTGTGTCGTGTCTCGCATTTTTTTTTTTTGCTTTCGCTTTCTGTGTGTGTGTGTGTGTGCTGTTTAGTAGAGTTCGCGGGTATCCGCGTTGATACCTAGGGGCATCTCTGCAAGGTCGCTAGGACCGACAAAGTAGAGATGCCCATC